GAGCGTCCGCAATGCGGGTCTGGTCGGAGACGCCGGCGTCTGCCACGGGCGGGTTATCCTCAAAGGCCTCGATGGCGGCCAGATAGTCCTCGTCGGTGGTGCAGGCACTGAAATCGCAGCCTGCCTTGCGGTAACGCTCCACCTCATCGTCGAAGACCAGCGCGACGCTGCCGTTGATGATGCCGCCGCCCACGATCATCTTGGTGTAGCGGCCCCACTGGTAACGGTCCAGCCACTGCTCAGCGGTAAGCTTCTCGCCCACCGGGGTGATGACGTCGGATGTGTTGTCGTAAATTTTGTATCGTGCCATTTTGATTTCTCCTTTTCTTTTATGCGGTGTAGACGTCGACCGTGTTATAGGTGCCATAGTCCGTCCTGCTGTTCCAGCCTCCCGCGAACAGGAGGGTGTCTCCAACCGTTGCAGCCGTCGATTCTCTTCTCGCTACGCTCAGCCCCGTGGTTGAGATCCTCGTGAGGGAAGCGTCGCAGACATCCACGATGGTAGACAGCTCTAGTGAAATCCCGCCCGCAAACACCGCATACTCGCCGACGGAAGCGCCAGTCACGCCTTCACGTTTCATGCTCAGAAGGGTGGCAGTTGTTTTCGTAAGCGAGGCATTGTAGATGTCGCAGGAAGTGGACTTATTCGTAAATATTGCGTGGCTCCCGGCCACTGCGCCGCTGAGATATAGATACATTGAATCGGAATTGGACAGGTCTGCCGCCCTGGTATGGGTGAGAGAACTGTCGTATACATCCACAGTGCTCAGACTGCCATCGTTGCCACTAAATATATTACCTGAATCACCGCCAGCGAATAGCGCATAATTGCCCAGCGTCACGCCTTTCACCGAGCTTCTTTTCCTTGTCAGTTCCGAAGCAGCTGTGCAGGTAAGAGCGCTATCGTATGCAGTGACATATGCGAGTCGTGCGTCGTTGTTATAGAGGGGCTGACCACCCGCGAAGACCGCATAGCTTCCCACTCTCGTTCCGCCCAACTTTAGGGAACGGGCGTTAGGCAGAGACGCTGCAGCCGTTCTCGTGAGGGAAGAATTGTATGCATCCACTGTTATGTTGCCATCCGATCTCGGCGCTTCTCTGCCGCCTGCAAAGAACGCATAACTGCCATTTGACGCCGCAGCGAGTTCAGCTCTGGGCCCGCGCAGTGCCGCCGCAGCTATTTTCGTTCGTGACGCGTTGTATGCCTCCGCGGTGTCAAAACAGGACGAATCATTCTGCCCGCCTGCAAACATCGCATAGGAGCCGACGGAAGTTCCTGCCATCCATACTCGTCCGCAGCTCAGCGCCGTCGCCGTTCCCACATATTCCAGCTCTGCACTGTAGCACAGCCTCGCTTTGCCTCCGACACCGATGTACATCTTCTTGACCTTGCGGGCCTTACCGCCGATGCCGATGTAGGCTTTTTTCATCTTGCGGGCTTTGCTGCCAACGCCCACATAAACTGCTTTTGCCATTTTGAAGTTTCACCTCCTCAGGCGTAAACTACAAGGAGTTTTCCGTTTGCAAGTGCGCTTCCTGCACCCGGGTCATTCGTCTGGCTGACAAAGCTGTCGGCTTTTCCCTTCAGCTTGCCGTCCGTTTCGGTCTTCGTGTATACCATTTTGAATTTATCGCCCACCGCCTTCGCGTCCGCAGGCATATCCTCGGTGGTCAGTGTCTTGTCGGTAAGCAGGTTGAAAGTCCCGTCGCTTCCGACACTCATAGGGCCGTATGCCATGCTGTCATCTCCTTATGCATATACGATGAGCACCTTGTTGGTGGCAAGGCTGCTTCCCGCCCCCGGGTCGGTGGTCTGGGCGGCGAAGGTCAGGCCGTTGACCGAGTTGGCCGTGCCGCCCGCAGAGCCGGAACCGGCGTAGTTGTGGGTGTGGGAACTGTTGGCTTTGCCGTTGAGTTTGGTGTTCATCTCGCTTTCGGTGTAGTACCGGTCGTCATGGGTATGGCTGGACGCCGCCTTGCCGTCCACGAGGCCTTTCAGCACCTTGCCCTGATTTGCGCTCAGACTCTGGTCGGTGGCTGTGCTGGTCAGGTTGTCCTGCACGCTGCGCCAGGTGTTGGTGTCCGTGAACTTTGCATCCGCAGGCACACTCTTGCCCAGCGTGTAGGTCATAACGACCGGCACACCATCCTTGAAGTATACGCCCTGCGTGGAGGAACCCGCGTTCTTGTTCAGTTTGTTGGCTGAGTTTGCCGCACCGCCCGCGCTGGACGAACCAGCGTAGTCATGCGTGTGACTGGCCGCTGCAAAGTCGCCCGCATTCTTTGCCGCAGCCGTGCCGAGGGCAGGAAAGTCTGTGATGTCCGACTTTGTGTGCTTATGCCCTGCGGTCGGCAGTCCCTGCAGCTTTTGGTCGATCTCTGCTTCCGTATAATACCGGTCGTCGTAGTTGAGACCGGCCGCAAAAGCCTGTATCGCCTCTTCCAGCCCGTCCACCAGTTCCGCCTTGGTCACTGGATAGATAAGGAACTTGTTGCCGTTTTTATCGACATAAGTCATCAGGCCCTTCGTTTCTGTAGTAGCCAAAAACTCACATCCTTTCCGAAACCTCTCTTATATCACTCGATGATCTGGAACCACATATCCCCTGCCTTCAGGCCTGCGGGCTGGTCTGCCTGTGCGTAGATGACGGGGACAGAAATATTCACGCTCTTGTCGGCGGCGATGGCCTGTGCAGCGCCGTTTACCTTCACGCTCTCCATCTTGTTCACCTGCGCACCGTTGCAGCATCGACGGTGGGTACGGCACTGACCTTCTGATAGCTGGCGTGGCCGGTCTTGGAGATGGCAGTCTGGACTGCAGTGGCCACCTCAGTGTCGGTCTGATACTTCTTGTCGTTGGTCAGGTCGCTGGTCTTGGTAGGGACGGTGATGTTGACGCTCTTGTCGGCGCCGATGGCCTGCGCAGTGCCGTTCACCTTGATGCTCTCGATCTTGTTGACCTGTGCGCCTGCCGCGATGCCGTTCAGCTTGGTCATCAGCTCGGTGGTAAAGTCATTGGCAGAAAGACCCTTACCGGCCTCCTTCTTCACGTAGCTGCCGAGGGCGTTGGTGATGTCCGCAGGGGTCGCCTTGCCATTCAGGGCGGTGATGATCTCCGTCAGCTTGTCCGCCAGCGTCTTCTCACTGCCGTTCTCGGTAATGACGATGTTCTCCACGCCGGTCTTCAGGAACAGGTCGGTCACGACGCCGTTGATGAGTGCTTTTGCGATTGCGTTCTTCACATTAGTAGCCATAGTTTTGTTTCCTTTCTTTACGTTAAGGTTATAAAATCACGAATCCGTACTTTCCTTCCGGAGGCATCGGATTCATTTCGGCATTTTCGACGGAGTATATCGCGCCTTGGATGTCCACGGCCACAGGGTCGCTCCCGTTAGCATCCCCGATGTCCAGCATCATGGTCAGCGTCTCATCCTCCTGCTTTCTGTCCCAGTTGGTGTTGAGCCAGAGGATGGAGCGGGCGTCCGGCTCTTTCGCGCTGCACACGATGCCGGTCTTGTCCGCCAGAAAGCCGTTGTCCTCTGCCTTGGTGTAATACCGGTCGTCATGGGTGTGTCCGCTGTCCGCCTTGCCCTCAAGCTTTGCGTCAACATCCTCTCCATTTTGAAATCCTGCATCGTTCTCGAGTTCGCCTGTCTTCGTCGGCACGCTGAAATTCACTGCCTTGTTTCCGTCCACAACCAGCTGAATGCCGTTCACCAGGATCTTCTCGATGATGTTCGGCTGTCCTCCGGCTCTTTCGAGGCTCTGCACCCGTGCCGTCAGGGCGGCAAAATCAGTCACGACCTTTGTGCCAAAAGCTTCCAGCTGGCTGAGCGTTGCAGATATTACTTCGCCTGCCATTCGTCACACCTCCCCGAAGACACGAACCATCATGGCATCAAACTCGCTGTCGGTCGCAGCTCTCGTCGAGATGCTGCCGCCGCTTGTCACGTTCATGCCGTCGCCTATCTTGACCAGACCCAGCTTGTCCCGGGTAGCAGGGGTGTTGACCGGCTCTTCCTTCTTGATGAGCGCTACGATGACGTCGATGTTCGCCGTCGGCTTCCGCACGGCATAAAAGCGCACATGACCATCGCAGGTCTCTATCATGCTGGCCAGCCCTGCCGGAGAAGCCGCCTCGAAGTTCTCGAGAGCGGTGGTCCCCAGCGGAGTCATGGTCGAAAGGCATCCCGGCACTTCCACATCGCAGTAATACTGGTTCGGCCCGATGGCAGACTCCATTTTGACCCAGTCGCGGACGGGCAGGGTCAGCTCGTAAGAAGTCGTCCCCACCCCAAAAATCGTCAGCACCAGCTCGATGTCCTTCGTCGGCACCCGGATGGCAAAAAGCCGGAGCGCGCCATTTCGCGTCTCGACTGCATTCGCCAGCCCTGCCGCCACCGCTGCCGCATAGCTTTCCAGCCCGGTCGAACAGAATGGCGAATGTCTCTCCGTCAGGTCGGGGACTGCGATGTCGCAATAGTATTGGTATGGCCCCTTGACAGGAGAAAGTTTCTTCCAGCTGCCCTTCAGAGCCGTCAGGTCATAGGTCTTGTAGTAGCCGCCACTATATTCCGATTTGGCTTCTGCAATGACGTTTTTCGCCTTGTCCGAATATCGCTTTGCCGAGTCCTCGCTGCTTTTGGCATTCGTCTCGCTCTTCTTTGCGGCTGCGGCGCTTGCGGCAGATTCGCTTGCGCTCTTTGCGGAAGCATCCGCACTTGCCTCGCTCCGGTTCGCACTGGCTTCCGACTGGCTGGCCGATGCTTTCGATTCTGCCGCGCTCTGCTTCGACTCTGCGGCGCTTTTCGCCGAGGCGTCTGCACTGTTCTTCGAATCTGAGGCCAGTTCTTTCATCCGCTCGATACCCAGCCGCACCATCTCGATAACGGCTTCCATTGAGCGCGCGATGTATTCGCGTACCTGTACGCCATAAACGGCCTTCCGCACACCGTGTACCGACGATGTCAGCAGGGCAACGACTTCGCTGTATGTCATATTTCACCACCTCGTTTTTATTTTGAATTTTCAGCTCGACGAATCGTCCTCGTTCACATGACCTATCAGTCCGAACAGCGCGTTCTTCACGTTGTTTATCGCACTCGTGATGGCGTCCACTCGCTTCGAGAGCTTCTTGCTCGTCAGTCCAAAGGTGAACTGCTTGTTGTCCGGGCTGTCCAGCGGGAGTTTCAGCTTGGTGCATATCATCCAGCGGTCCATCTCGTGGGGCTGTGAGAGGATGTGCGTCCGCAGCAAAAAGCCCAGCTTGCCCACGTTCTCACCCGTGTCCCTTCTGTCAAAGGCTTTGACGGTCAATGTCGGCTCGATGACCTGCTTGTAGTCGTCCAGCTGTTCCTGTGCCGCTTTTTTCAGCGAGTCTGCGGTCGATTTCTTGCCGTCCACGTAAATATGCCGGGAGCATAGCCCGTAAGCCGCAATGGACAGCGTGTTCTGTGCGGTAGCCGTGATGGTCTCGTAAGAGGTGCGCGAGAATATCCACCAGCCTTTTTTCACGGTCGAGATACCGTGGGCCGTCACGCTGTTCACGAGTTCCGAGGTGCGCTTTTCTTCCAGCGTCAAATCGAGCATGTTCACACCGTACTCGATGGTCTGGTCGGTCGTGGGCATGTCCTCATCGGTCATGTAGTCGTAGTAAAAAAAGTAGTCCTCCGTGCCCGGGTCGTTGGCGAGCCGCAGCCGGAGGTATCCGTCTTTTCCTTTCTCGTGTTCCAGCAGGTATGTCGTCAGGATGGTCCAGAAACTCACAAACTGGTCGCCCGAGTCCGTGGTGTCGATGCTCTGGCTCTTCACGGTCACGTTCCCGCGCTCCATGCAGTTCACAGGGCTGTTCCCTTTGTCTGCTTGGTTCGGCTTCAGCGCAATGGCAAGGATGCTGTGGTTCGCACCGTCCGTCGTCTGGTACGTTCCGCCCGTGAGCCTTGTCTGCATCTGACTCAGCTCGTTCAGGATGCCGTCAGCCGTGATGGTCTTGCTCAAATCGAACTCCCGATTCGTCTCGGTCACACGCCCAAAGAAGATGCACTCCCCGTCCTCTTCCACCATCATCCACGTCTCTCCGACTTTGATCTCGTCGTAGTACGGATTCTTTACAGTGCCAAAGCGCGTTTCTGCCTTGTAGGGTACTTCACAGGTAAAAGTGCCGGGCTCTTTGTTTTCCAGATCCACCACCGGGTCTGTGAGGATGCCTTCCGTCTCTTCTCCCTCGACCGCATCGCCGTAGGAGTCGTAGACGAGGGTCTTCTTTTTCCACCGGAACCGTGCCTGTGTGCTCGACTTAAACACCACATCCACCGTTCCAGCATATACTTTGTATCTCATAAAAACGCCTGCCTGCACTCTACGTTCACCGCGACGTCCTCGTCTGCCTTTATCACAACGGTCCGCCCGATGTTCTCAAGGTCAGAGGCTATCACGCCGATATTCGTTCTCTCGCCCGGCGTCAGCACAGCGCCGTCGCCTGCATAAAAGCTCATAGTTCCGCCAAAGCAGGCCCTCTTTCCGGTCCCGGAGCTGAGTTCGCCGCCTCGTGCTACCGAGATGTAGCTGCTGTTGTTTTTCAGCGTCTCGCTGTCGGCGATGCTCGTCCCAAAGAATTCCAGTCCGCTTGTCTTGCTCGCTACCACAAGCTCGTAGTCCGTATTCGGCTCAAGCTCTGCGCTCAGTGTCCCGCCCAGCGTGATGGTCTTGCCGTAGTAGTCCTCGATGCCGTTCGTCCACACCAGCGAGGCCAGCAACACCGAGCTTCCTTTTTTTCGTACCGAGAGGCTCACCTGCTTCTCGCCCTTGTCCCACCAGAGGCCCGCAAAAGTGTTGCGGGGGTTCTTGAAATAGACTGGCGTTTCCACTGTCCGCAGCGAGAGCTTGTACGAAAGCACCTTAAAGGGGTATACCAGCTCCGTCTGACTCAGCCCATCGGTGCAGTCCACCTTTGTGCCGTACTTTTCGCTCACAAGGGTGAAATTCGTTCCATTTTGATTTTCGAGGCTCGCTGTTGCCTTTCCGCTCGAGGTCACGTAAACGCCCGTGGGCTTGTCTGAGTCCACCAGCGGGAAGGTCTCTTCTTTTCCTGCGGCGATGGCCACGCCCTTCATCTGCCTTGTCGCAAGGTCTGTCTCAAAACAGAAGGAGTCCCACAGCCAGTCACCGTTCGGCTCCGCCACAAGGTATTTGTAGGGGTAAAACTGGTATCGCAGGGTTATTTTCGCATGGTCGTACTGGTAGGTGGGCTTTCCGCTCACCCACACTCTACCCATGTAGTAAAACTGCGGGTCATCGTCCAGTATTATCTTTGTCCGGAACGGTTGCTTCATCTTGGCTATCAGTTTCTGCTGTATCTCGAGGTAGGCCATATTGCCCACCGGGCCGTAGAAGTTCTTTTCTTCCTGATACCGCTCCGTGTCCAGCCAGAACTGCCAGCTTCCTTCCCGTGAGCCGAACACCGGGTATCCGGTCAGCCCGTGTGAAAGGTCTGCTTCGCCGTTCATTCCCTCAATGTCGAGGGTCTTCGTTTTCTCTATCGGCGGCTGTACGACCGGCCGACAAATAGGGATCAGATAGAGGTCCCGCCAAGTATGTAATCCGTCAATGGTCACTCCGTGCAGTATCGTCTCCATCTGGTCCCCTTTTCTCGGTCGCTCATGGCGGAGCCAGACTGTAGGCTATCGTCACCTTTATCTGTCCGCTCTCGTCCGTTGTGTAGCCGCTCACCCAGCAGCGCCCCTTGTATGTTTTTATGCTCCCTTTTCCGTCCGGTACGTCCACCAACACCCGCTTTCCCTGCAAAAAATGCAGCAGCGTGTGGTAAGTGCTCGTCCATGTCCGCTCCGTCACGGCATAGCCGCGGTCTTCCCGGTTGATGGGCGGGTCGATATAGCAGTCCCAGCAGGAGTGGGCTTTCTCGTCAAGCACATAGTAAAACTCCCAGCTTCCCTCGGCGTTCTTGAACACACGGTCTTTCAGCGGGGAGTATTCGATGGCACCGTGCCATGGCGCCGCTATCAGCGTCCGGACGGCCTCTTCGTTCGGCTCCACAAAAAGCGGCCCAGTCGGCACAAGGTCAAGGTCGGCTGTGCGCAGAGTCTTTACCGGGGCTTCTGCGGGGATGCGGAACACGAGGCCCGTGTACCCGGCAGCACTTCCCGGCACCACCGTCTCGTAGATGCTCATGGCTCAGTGTCCTTTCTCGATGATGTCACCCACAACGTCGTCGATGTCGCTGCGTATCTCGCCCACGAACTTCCGGCCGTTCATCACGACTTTCATGCCCTTCACGGACTCTGCCACCCGGTCGATGCGCTCGCCAAGGGTCTTCACGGCCTCCACCACATCCCGGTTCGACTGGGTCTGTGCGGGGGCAGTTTCGTATCCATTTTGATTTCTCGAGGGGGTCTCGGCTCTGCGTGCCATACGTCCGGTCACAGTCGCCGCCATGCTGATGGTTCCTTTCCGGTCTGCAAAGGCGCTGTTCAGCCACGCGCTGCTCCTCGACGCATCCGAAAGGTCTACCACCGGGGTGATGCCGGGATGGTTGTCAGTCGAGAGATGATCTGCAATGGCGTTTGTCGTCGCCAGCGCACTGCGGATGACAGCTCCGCCCACTTCGTCCATGCCCTTTTCTGCTTCGCCTTCGGTAGAGACGATACCTCTGGTCAGGCCTTCGATGACGTATTCACCGATACCGGCCATGACCTTCGAGGGCGAGTGGATGCCGAGGATATGCTTGAATCCGCTGATGATGGCATAAGCAGGGCTCAGAGCCACTTTCAGGCCAAATTTGGCAGCGGATTTCACGCCGGTGGCAAGGCCGCTCATGAGGTTTCCGCCAATGCTCTTCATGCCGTCCCAGAGTCCCGAAGCCTTCTCCTTGATCCAGCTCCATGCGTTTCCGACGGCTTCTTTCACCTTGTCCCAGTTCTTCACCACAGCAGTACCCACGGCGACCGTTCCTGCGATGACAGCAGCAGCCAGCAGACCGTGCGGGCCGAGACTTGCCGCGACTTTGGCAATGCCGCCGCCCACCTGCGTGAGGACAGTCGTGGCTCCCGTACCGGCAGCGGTCATTGCCTTTCCGGCCAGCCCCAGCGCCTTCGCTGCGGTTTTCGCTCCTGCGGCCGCCCCCTTTGCACCAGTGCCGACACCTTCAAGCACCGGGATGAGCTTTGTCGCTCCGCTGGCTCCTGCGGCCGCTTTCGACGCTCCGCCCAGAAAGCTCTTCGCGGCGGATGCACCGCCCTTGAGCCACTGCCATATGTTCGAGAGAAAGCCGCCTGAGCTTCCGCTTCCGCCGAGGTCGATGCTTCCAAAAAGCTTCGTCAGCAGTTGTGCAAACAGCCCGTTTCCGCTGAAGGCATTCTTCAGTGCGGTGCTGATGGCTTTGGTCAGGGTCTGGCCAAAGTCCGTGCCAACTACGTCGAGTACCGCAGTCAGCCCACTTGCAACCGCACTGGCCCAGTCTCCGCTCATGGCTGCAACGACGGTGTTGGTAGCAGCGGCCACGGTCTCGCTGGCTCCGTCTTTCATGTAGAGGCCGAACAGGTCAGAGAATCCCTGTACAAGCTTCGGGTTCATCTTCTTGGCCACCGCCATGAATCCATTTTGAATGGGCTTCCAGTTCTGGGCGATGGCGTCACCGAACTGCATCATGGCCTTCTTCGTGGCGTCGCTCACGTTGAAAGCGTCTGCCAGATTTCCCACATAGTCCGCAAAGGTCGAGCGTGTCTCCATCATGTCCTCGTAAGCGGCCATGACAGTCTCATCGTAGCGGTTGCCTCCGGCCTGTTCGAGGGCAGTCTGGTACTTCTGCTGCATGGCCGTGACCTTGCTCATCTGCCATCTCATGCTGGTCAGTGCGCTGTTCACGCCCATCAGGGCCGTCATGGTACCCTGCGTTGCCGCTCTCCGTGCCTCGATGCTGTCCTCGCCGTACTGCTCCACCGCGCTGGCATAGGCGTCTTCCCGCCCGCTGAGGTCGCCGTCGTTGTAGAGCTTGTCCAGCAGGTTCATCCGCTTCTGCACCATGGAGATGCGGCTGTCATAGAAACTCGAAAGGTCGTCAAACGCCGCAAGCTGTGCCTTGTCCAGCTCGTTTTCCAGCTCCAGCTGTTCCTGCCGCGCTTCCAGATAGTCCCGGTAAGCCTGCTGGGTCACAAGGCTTGCTTCGCCGAGGGCATCCTTCGTTTCCACCCACGCCTTTTCCGCGAGGGCAGTCTTCTCGCTCTGGATGGCCAGACGCTTGTTGATGGCCTCGATGTTCTTGTTGCTCTTCTCGGTCACGGAGGCGGTCTTCTCGTAGGTGTCCGCCCAGAGCTGGTACTCAGTCTGAGCCAGCTTGTCATCGCTTTCATACCGCTCGATGGCCGCCTTGTAGGTGTTCTCAAACCTCGCCTGCTGCAAGTCGAGGAGGTTCTTCTTCTCGTCCAGCAGGGTGTTGTAGGCTTCCTTCGTCTTGTCGTCGCTGGCTCCCACCCGGGAGACCAGTTCGTCGTACTGCCTCTGCGCGATGTCCACACGGGCTGTCTGCAGCTCGATGCTCTTCGCCAGCGTCTCACCCTTTTTCTCGATGAGCGCTTCGATGGAAGCAGTGTTTCCTTCGCCTGCTTCCCAGAGGCTGTATTCCTTGTCGGCGGCATTCTGGAGGTACTTGTTGGCCTTCAGTTCCTTCGTGTACTTCTCGGCGATGGTCTCGGCCAGAGTCTTTCCCTTGCTCGAGGATTTCTTGCCGGAAGATGCAGTGGAAGCGCCTGTACTGTCGTCGGGGAGATAGCCGCTGTACTGCTCGAGGATGAGGTCGGCATACTCACTCGGGTCAAGACCCTCCAGACCAAGAGCACTTCCGATCTGCTTTGAGACCCAGTCCTTTGCCTCGCCAGTCAGGCCCTTCAGGGCGTCTTTCGCTTTGATCTCGCCGTTCTGGTACTTTTGCAGCGCTTCCGTCGCCTTGTCCCACATCGTACTGGGCTTCCAGTCCGCGCCGAGATAGGGCGTATTCCTGGCGTCTTCTTTGGCGTTGGCCTTCTCGTAGTCCTGTACCGCCTGCTGGTAGCGGTTCGCCCCGAGTCCGGCTTTTCCGCTGGGGAGCGTTCCGTCCGGCATGAGATGGTCGGCCTTCATGATGCTGTAAAGTTCCAGCATCTTTTCCGAGGCAGTCTTTTTGGCTTCGTCCAGTGCCGCGCCAACAGCGTCCCGCACCTGCGAAGCAGAATCATAGCTTGCATCATAGAGCTGGCTTCTCAGGTCGGGGTCTCCGATCCCGAGGCGCAGTCCCTCCACGACGTTCCGTCCGTCCTCTTCTGCCAGCTGACTCGGTGAGTGGATGCCCCAGAAAGTCGTAAAGATGCTTCGGATGCTCTTCGCCACGGTCTGCATCCCTGCCAGTGCGCCACCGAGAGCGCCCGGGTCCTGGATGCCGATGGCAAGGCCTTCCGTGATATACCGGCCTATCTCTTCGAAGACCTTGGAGGGGCTGTTGATGTCATACCCCTTCTTGGCGGCAGCTATGGTGTCGTCCACCATGCCTTGTACAGCAGCCGTTGCGCGGGCTTTGTTTTCCTCGACGCCCTTCGCCCCTCCGTTTGCGACATTTCCACCGATCTCCTTACCCTCTTTTTCGGCGTCGTCTTTTGCACCGGAGAACGTAAAGACATCTGCGACATTGATGCGCTGGGATTTGAAATCGGGGTTGAACTTGAAAGCCACATTTCTCTGCTGGAAGTTTCCATTGCCGCTGAACGGCGAAAAAATGTCCCGGATGCCGTCCCAGATGTTCTTTCCCAGCTCTTCCAGTGCGCCCTTGATGCCATTGCCTTCGCCGCCTTCGCCGCTCCATGCCCAGCCGATGAGGTCGATGGCCGTCTGTATGAGCACTTTACACAGGGTGGTAAAGGCCTCGCCGATGGGTTCGGCGCTCTGGTTGATGGCGCCGCAGATAAGTGCCACCACAGCCACCAGAGCATCCTCGATGTCCGGCGCGGCGTTGATGATGGCCGTACACAGCGGGTCGGCAAACAGCGCCAGTGTTCCGAAGAGTGCGCCTGCACCGGCGAGGTAGAGCATACCCTTGCCGAACTTGGTAAAGGCACCTGCCAGAGTCGAGAGTCCGAGGGCCAGTTCCGGGATGCAGGTCAGCAGCATACCGCCTGCAAACATCGCCATCATGGTGTCGGCAAATATCCACAGCGACTGGCTCACTGCTTCCGGCTTTGCCATGCCGATGAGCTGGATGGCCGGTGCCAGCACCAGCAGCGAAGCGCTCATGGCCAGCATTCCGGTGGAGACGTTCAGGAAGTTGACGGCTCCGGCAAAGCGGCTCAGCAAGATTCCGATACCAGCAAGCACTGCTAAAGCGCCTCCAGCCTTTGCCATATCAGGAAGCGTAACTTTGCTCAGCATCAGACACGCCCCGGCCACCGCCATGAGTGCATCGGCCATCAGGAAAATTCCTGCACCTTCACTCCACCCTGCCGAGCCGAAGTAACCGAGTGCTGCCATTGCGGCACTGAGTCCGCCAAGCACCCCAGCCGCCTTTTTTAAGCTGTCTACAGGCACGAGTGTCAGTGCCGCAGCAGCCACAGCCACCGCGTTCATCGCTCCTGCCATGGCCAGCACCGCTGCGCCCGAGCTGAGCTTCGTCTTGCTGGAGAGTACGCTCAACGCCGTCATGAGGATCATCAGGGTCTTCATGGCCGTAGTGGCGTATTCGAGCTTCGTGGTGTTCAGGGTACCGTCGTCCACGTTCTCGGTGATGAGCCCCGCCAGCGCACATACGCCCTGCACCAGCACCCAGAGGCCTCCGCCCATGGCCGCGATGGCGAGTCCATTTTGAAATGCCAGCATCGTGTCGGATGCCGCCTGAAACAGTACGAGCGCTGCACCCATTGCAGTGAGGATGGAGGCCATTGCCGCAAGTGCCGCAGTCGCCTTGAAGAGGCTTGTGTACGGTATCTTGCTCAGCGGCTCCACAGCGCCTGCCACAATGCGCATGGCCACACCCATTTCAATGATCGCCGCGCCGATGCCCAGCAGTGTCTTACCGCCTACCACGAGGTCACGGGCTTTCACGGTGGCAATGAGCATTCCCATGTTCCGTGTCAGCACGTACATACCGCCCACTGCCGCTGCAAAGGCCGCGAGGTTCTGGATAAAGTTCTCGCCCTTGATGGTGTCCGCGATGGCCACGAATCCCGAGCACAGAGCCTTCGTCGCCGCCGCCAGTCCCAGCAGTGCCGCCGCAGAACCCCACAGGGTCGAGGCTTTCAACAGCTGGGTCCCGAGCCCGCTCACCGCAGAGTCAAATGCCTTCACTTCAGGTTTCAGCAGCTTTGCCGCCGTCACCAGTTCAGCGATCAGCACCACCGTGGCGCTCAGCACCCAGACGAATCGCTCCGGGTTGATGCGGCTCATGATGAACATGGCCCCCGCCAGCATCAGCAGTGCCGAGCCGATGCCCGTGAGGATCTTGGTGTTCTCCTGCTTCTGCCATGTTTTCAACGCCCCCGTCAGCGCGTTGAAGCTTCCCGAAATGCTGTCCAGCATCTTCGACAGGGGCGTTGCCAGCATCTTCCGCAGGCTGTTCATGGCCTTGGCGAACTGTGCGATGGCGTAGGAGAGCAGCCCCACGTCCAGAAGACTCAGGAACCGGTAAATATCCGTCCCGCTGATGGAGTCAAATCCGTCTTTCAGTGCCTTGAAAAAGGCCTTCACCGGCTCGTAGACCCTGGACGCCGCGCTCTCCACATTCCCGGCAGCGCCCTTGAACTCCTCAGCAAAGGCGCTCACTGCAGCCCCCACGATGGCAGGCAGGCTCGTCAGCACGTCCTTATATCCGTTCAGGTTCTTGCTCTGCCCGGTAATAAAGTCAGCCACAGTGCCGATTGCTTTGTTCGCACTTTTCTTCAGGTCGCTCAGCGCTCCACCCACGACACCGGCCACGGTCAGTGTGCCGGCGCCCAGTCCTTCCAGAATGCCCAGCAGGGTGTAGACTCCCTCGCGCACTCCGTCCGGCAGGCTGTCGGCCCATTTTGAAGTTTCCTTTCTCGCTTCGCTCAGTTTCTCGCCGATGCTCTTTTTCAGCACGTCGCCCAGTGTGGTCAGCGGGTCCAGCAGCTTCTTGGCGCTCTTCGCGATGGCTTCCAGCTTCTCGCTGAGCGTCCCGCTTCCCAGCAGGGTGCTCTGCATCTCGGACACAAAGCTCCCCATGTTTCCTGCCACTTTCAGCAGCACTGCTCCCACCGGTCGCAGGACGTCCACCAGTACGCCAAAAGCCCTTGCCCCGGTCTTTGCCAGCGTCGTCATGGCGGTCAGAGGCACCTTCACCACTGCAAAGATGCCCTTGAATGTCTGCTTCAGGTTCGCCGCACTCTCATCCGTGATGATGAGCTTTTTGGTCATCACATCCAGCCCTTCGGCGATGGAGTGTATCTGCTCTCCGCTGGTGGGCGGGAATATCTCGGTGAAGGCTTCGTGGACAGAGCCTGTGACCTTCCCGATGGCGTCCATGATGTTCCACAGGCTGTTGAAGAGATGCTCCCGGCCCGACACCTCCGTCAACCCTTCCGCATACTGCGCAAGGTCGAGACTGCCGTCTGCCACCGCATCGTTGAGCTTCAGAAAGGCTTCGTAGTCCTTCTGGATGGCATCGTATCGCGGGTCTGCCTTGTCCAGCGTCCCCAGCAAGCTCTCATAGGTCTTGATGGTGTCACTGAGACTTGTCGTCAGGAGTTCCGCATCCACTTTGCCCTTCTGCAGAGCTTTCGCAAAACTTCCCTCTTCCTCGATGGCCTCTTCGGTCACAGCGCCTTTTGCCAGCGCCAGCTTTTCCAGCACCGTCGTATAGGCGTCTGCCTGGTCGCCAAAAGTGTCCCGCATCTGCTGCCAGCCGCTGTCAAGGCCCTCTTTCATCCGGTCGTTCAGTGCTTCGATAGGCGGCACAAAGATGTCGTACAGCCGGTTTGCCAGCTCCGTCCATGTGTCGGTGGCCTCTTCCTTGTTGCCGAAGATCGTCTCGAACACGGACATCCATTTTGAACTGACAGCGTCTTTCGTCGAGTCGATGGCCTGCCCGAAGCTGGTTGCCTGCTGGGCGGCGAGAGCGGCGCGTTCTGCCAGCTCCCCGTACTGTCCCTTCAGCTGTTCCAGCGCCTCCGAGCTGGCCATGCCCGGGTTCTTCTGGGTCAGCTCATAGGCCGCCTCCATCATGGAAGCGTACTTTGCGAAGGTCTTTTCCATGACCTTTGTGTTGGCCCACTTCTTCTGCAAGCTTGACTCAAAACTGGCGATGGTCACTTCGCCTTCTTTGATGACGCCCAGCTCCACCGCAGTGTCGATAAGCTCCTGTTTCAGGGCTTTCGTCGCCGTACCCATCAGGTTCAGGCTCTTCCAGTCCTGTAACTGCAAATGCCCGGCGCTGTAGCTCTGGGTCAGGTTTCGGATGGTGCTCTGGAACGCAAAGCCCATCTTGCCCGCATCCGCCGTGGCGTTTGCGATACCCATGATCATGGGTATCATCTTGTCGATCTTGCCGCCCGCCGCCGTCATCTGCGAAAGCGCGCTGGTCATCTCGTTGAAACTGTAGCTCGTCTCGTCCGAGTACCACATCAGCTTGTTCAGGTAGCCGTTCACCTGATCGATGCTCTTGCCGGTGGCGTTCATGATGGTCTGGACGTTGGAAGTTTTCTCGTTATACTTGTCCCATCCACTGGTGATCTGGTCCACCGACAGGCTTTTTACCATATGCTCGCCGGTGCTTATCACCTTGTCCGTGATGCGCTGCAAGGCTGTAAAGGCGATAACGTCCAGTGCGCTGAACTTGGCCTGAACCGTGTCCAGTCCCTTCTCCATGCCGGAAAAGTCCACGTTCTCGCTGGCGGCCTGCACCTGTTCGAGACCCTTTGCCGCGCCTTTGAAGCTGAGCTTCTCTTTCAGCTTGTCAAGCGTCCGCATGGTGTCCCGGCTGTTTTTCTCGAACTGCGCGTTGTCAAACCGCATTTCGACCACACGCTGGTCTATCTCCTGGCTCACTCCCGCCTTACCTCCTCCCATGCTCTCTTGGCTATCTCGTCAAAAATAGGGCGCATGGCGGGGTTGATGTAGTCAACTCCTTCCACGTACCCTCCGTTTCTCGTGCCGTGTCCGTATTGCAGGATAACGGCGATGGGCGTTCCGTCCACGATGTTCGAGTTCGACCAGATGATGGCGATGCTGTCTTTGCCCTTTTCCACCCGGTAGCTCCAGCTGGCAGCCGTCTTTCCGGTCTTCTTGGGCGTTGCCGCCGCCAGCGCTTCCACGCCTTTCTGACCGTATCCCGCCAGCACAGCGTCCAGTCTCCCGGCGCTGACACCTTTCAGGAAGCGCTCCGTCTTCTTGAAGCTGCCTTTCTGCCGGAACAGAATAACTTTGGACACGAACCCACCTTCTCTCTGTAGCAGTGCCAGCCCCTTCGCGCCCTATTGAACTCTGTTCGTCCAGCTCAGACAAAGAGCAGCTATCCTCTCGTCCCAAGCTCTTTCTTTCTCTTGGCGTTCAGCGCCTTTCTCCGGGCCGCCTGTTCGCTCTTCGATACCTTCTTGAGTGGCTTATGCTTTTCGTTGCAGACACGGATGAGGGTCAGCAGCCGGTTCAGATGCCACTTTTCGCACTCGAACGGGATGCCCAGCTCCACCATGTCATAATACAGGACCTCGCTCGTCACGGCACTTGCGGTGCTTTTTCCTGAGCGGGGTCCGGCTTTGTTTGTATTCTCGTCTTCCCGGAACCATGTTGCGGTCATCGGGTCGTTCATATATGTATAAATAGCTGTGCAGTTCTCTTGCGTCAGATGGCGGTATGCTTCGTCCGGGACCCCTTTGTTCAGGGTCATGCAGCGCACATAGTCCTGCATCTGCTCCGGGGTCAGCCCGTTTTTTGCGTCGAGAAACGGCACGTGCCACTTGCTTTCCCATTTAGACAGAGAGAGCAGCGAGTGCTCCAGTGCCAGCGTTGTGGCCTTCCGGCAGATGAATTCCTCCCGGTCAGCATCCCAGTATTCTTCACCGGGTATCTGGATGGTCAGCATCTCGTCACTCTCCCTGTCATAGCCTCTCCGTCTGCTGCGCAGCCACCTCTCCCAAAAGGAGAGGCTCTGGCGTGACGGTCAGGCTTGTTTTTTAGTTGATATGGGTTCTTCGTTTTGCAATCGACAGTGCTCCACTTTCAAGATAAGGTTTCTATGAAACCTGCCCTCTGTAGCAGCGCACTGCCGTTTACGCCCTATTGGGCTTCTCTCATCCAGCTTAGAGTGGCCCGATATGCCAAAGGTGCTTCACACCCGGGTTGCGGTTCCCAGCGTCTGCTCACATTCGTTCGCATCCTGCTGACCGCTGCCCCAACAATTTCTCCTTGCTTCCGCCGCTGGCGGCAGTCGAAATCGTTGCCCCTAATAGGGGAACTGTCGAGCGAAGCGAGACTGAGAGGTTTTACTGCGGGTCCGCCACGGCCAGCGCCGGGGCGTTGTTTGCGGCCACAGCGGCGGAAACTTCGGCGGCCTTCGCCTTGGCCTCGTTCTCGGCCACCATCTTGCGGACGTCTGCGCCCATCGCGCCGTTCATGAACTCTGCGGCCTTGTCCGGGTCGCTTGCCAGTTCCACGTAGAGGTCGGAGTAAGCCTGAGTCGCCACAAAGTCTGCGGTGATCTCAGGGCTCTTCTCGAACTTGCGGCCGTCGAGGCTCTTCTTGCCGTAAGCCAGCAGCAGGATCTTCTTGAACACCTCGATGGCCTCACCAACCTTGGTGCTGTGCATCAGCTGCTCCATGTACTTGTCGTAGCCGCCGTCCTTGCTCAGTCCAAGGTCCATCATCTCGGCTTTGGTCAGATTAAACCAGAACTCTTCGACGCGCGGATTGCCGTCAAAGTCGGTGTACGGAATTACTTTCTTGATCATTCTAATCGTCCTTTCCTATCAGGCTCCCATGTTAGAGGAAGCTGCCTCGGTAACGCCGCCCAGCAGCTTGATGACCTCGTCCGGAGTGGGCAGGGTGCTCTCGCTGTTCTCGGTGCCGTAGATCTTGTCCTCCAGCAGCTTGAGCTTTGCAGCCTCGATGAGGGTGGAGTTGATGGTCATGTGGGCAGTGGGCTTGTAGCCAGTCACCTGAGTCGGGGTGGTGTCGCACTCCCAGCTGAAGGTCTCGGCGTCCGGATTCTCGTTCACGGTCTCGTGGCTCTTGTCCGAGGGCGAAGCGGTGCTGTTCCATACCAGATGGATGATGTAGCCCTTCTCGGGGTCGTCGTCTGCACCGATGCGGGTGCGGTAGCTCAGACCGAAGGGGCAGCGCTTCTGCTGGCCGATGCTCACGCCCTTTGTCACCTCGACAGAGCCATCACACTGCTCGAACTCGGGCGGATAGGTCAGTGCCTCGAGGGTGTACTTGAAGTTCTCTGCCGAGCGGATGGACGCATACTTGATGTTGTCGGCGTAGATGTCATTGGGGTCTGCGCCGTCGGGACTCTCGTTCACAGCGGTCAGGCCGTTCCAGGGTGCGCCGGTGTTATACTTGCCCTTCACCATCGGGAAAACGACGCCGTGGTCAACGCCCAGATGATACAGGCGCTCGCCGGTCTTATCCCATTCCAGTTTGCTCATAGGTCTTGTTCCTCCTTTTTGTTTTTTCAGACGGTCATAGTGAACACGTCGTGGTATAAATTGTCCGCAATATAAGAGCGGTCGTGTCTGCACTGGTCGAGGCGTGACACGGCCGCTGTGAGGTCGCTGTCCGGGGTCTTAGTCATCACCGTCACCGTGTAGGAAGGGTGCTGGAGATAGACGTGGCCGTCAGCGTGTACATTGCGGATGCGGTTCAAATCGTATCGGATGCAGGGGTACTGCATTTTCAGGTTGGCGGGCGGCTGATAGTACAGATGGATTTCTCCGACAGTTTCTTGCAGCACCCTCCGGAGAATGCCGTCCAGCCTCAGTCTCTGCTCACTCATGGTATATCCCTCCGAATGTCAGGATGAGGCGCGGGTACTGTACTTTCACGTCCGTCACCTTCCATTTCACGCCGCAAAATTCGGCGTATCGCATGGAGCCGAAATTCTCGTGGGCAAAAGGGTCTGCCACGATGCTCAGCCGGTTCTGGAACGTGACATTGTCGTTCACTCCATCCCCTGCCTGCAGCTGTCGGCCCCACTCCAGCACATCGCCGTAGTATTCGCGCTCCACCGTTTCCTCGGTGAAGACACTGGGCGCTGTCTCCACAGTCTGCCCTTCAAAGCCGATTTTTCCAAACCACTTTGCCATAATAACCTCTCCGTCATTTCGCTTCGCTCAATGCCACCTCTCCTGGCGAGGAGAGGCTTTGGCAGGGCGGTAAAGTTTATTCATCCTTGGGCAAGGCGTATCTTACCATTTTGAAAAACCTCCCCCTCTTCGCCAGTGGCTCCCCTCGGTAGGGAAGCTGGCGCGAAGCGCCGGAGAGGTTTACTCCTTGCTTGCCGTCCAGCTCTTGGCGGCAGTGCCGTCATAGGTCTTCACGCCGGTGGCCTCTGCGTATGCGATGGGCGCAAAGTAGTTCTTGCTGTCGCACACGATAAGGCGGCCCAGCATGAAGGCGCGGCCAAGGTCGGCGGCGCTCACCTTCACCTTGTGCTCGGCGTCAGCATACAGCTTGCCGTCGGTGTGGCCGTAAGCGACATATGCGCCCACGTGTACGTCCTCGGTACGGTCATAAAAAGGTTTCAGGGTCATTTTTGATCTCCTTTCTTTTGCAGTGTCTGCCCTCTCTAGCAGCACACTACTGTTTACGCCCATACGAAATTTCATTCGGCGCAGCCGACGGAGAGGTCCTAACAGGCGAGTGCTCTAAAGTTAAAGTGCCTTAGAGGTTTATTCTGTGCCTGCCCTCTGAGGAAAAGTGTCAGCTGAGCTGACGGAGAGGGCGTCCGGCACTCTTTACGCAGCCGCCCACTCGATGGCCATAGCGCTGTAGGGAGTCGTCAGTGCGCCGGAGCAGCGGGTCTCGATGAGGTACTTCATGGCATTGTAGTCGATGTCGAAGTCGTCGAACATGGAGACAGCGCCGCCCTTGTCTGCGCCCACGGTGTAGTCGCTGAGGTTCACGATAACGGCGGCCAGTTCACCGCCCTTGGCGCCCTTGCGGCCTTCCATCTCAGGCACCGTGACGATCTTGCTCACGCGCAGCTTGCGGGCCAGCGCTGTCTCGTCGGCGTAGAGCGTGCGGCCCATGCCGTCCTCCAGCAGGAGCATCTCGGTCAGAGCCTCCTCGGTGGTGAACATGGCCGGGGTGCCGCTGCCGCGGTACTCCTTGCGGCTGCGGATGACCTGCTTGATGAAGGCCTTGTACTTGTCCTCCACCTTGCTCAGGCCGGTCGTAGCCACCTGTACCTTGATGGTAAACAGGTCGGCATCGTTGAAGATAGGACGGATGCAGTTCTCGTCAATCTTGTCCTCGCTTGCCGCCTGACGGCCATCGCCCAGGATATAGGCCAGCGCCAGCTCACGGTTCAGCTTGTAGCGCATCTCGTTGCGCAGCCAGGACACTACGTCGAAGCTGTCGATGTCGATCACGTCGTCGCGGTCGAGCTTCTGCTTCTTGTACACAGTGGTCGGGCCGGTGGAGCGGCGCAGCAGGCCAAAGACCTCTTCGATTTTATAATTGCCCTTCACATAACCCTTGGCACGGGCATCTTCGGGGGTCAGGTCTGCGAACATGCTCTTGAAGCGGCTGAACGGGATGTGCTTCACGCCGCCCATCACTACGCTCACCCAGTCGTCGGGCTTGTCGATGATGCGGGGCGTGGTATCCAGCAGGTGGTCTTCCGGGAACAGCCAGTCGATATTGTCGATGCCGTGGCTCAGCGCATCGATCTCGCCCTGCTCCACGCCGGCGTTCTCGAAGGCCGCCTTCAGGGTGCCGCTGGTCTTTGCGCCCTTGATGATGCTGTTGATGTCGTCGATGCTGTGCTTCAGCACGGTCTGCTTGCCCGCATCCTTGTCGAAAACATTGTGCTTCATGTCGCTTTCATCCTCCTCGTCGTCTTCGCCGCCGTCACCGTCCTGCTCTTCCAGAGCGAGACCCACCAGTGCATGGCAGCATTCCTTCTGCTCGTCGGTCATGCTGTTGTAGACCTCTTCGAGCGTCTTACCGTTGGTTTCCTCGGCCATCTTGCCGTCCTCCTTGTTGTCGTCGGAGTGGGCCAGTACGGCCTCCTCCAGCGGGTTGCCCTCCGGGTCCATGCCATGTTCGAGGCTCAGACTGCCCGGGTCGTTAAAGATAAAGGCTTCGCAGCCCTCATCGTCCATATTGTCAGCGCTGTGCTTCACCACTTCCTGAATGAGCGCGCCGGGGTTGCAGCCTGCCAGTACGAGGCTCAGTTCCCGGATGACGCCGTGTTTCACCACCTGTCCGGCCTTCTGCAGACCGTTGGCCCAGATGGAAAAAGCGTTCAGATCGCCGTTCTCCACGCACTTCTTGGCCGTCTGGCCGGTGGGCGTGTCGTTGAACTTGGCGTAGGCGTAGACCCCGCCCTTGCGGTTTTCCAGCAGTGCATGGCCGATGACATTGTCAAGGCTCGAGTGGTCGTGGTTGTACACCATCGGCACAGTCTGGCCGCTGCAGCCCTTGAATGCGTCTTCGGCGATGGTCAGCCCGTCGTAACACTTCGTGTTCGCCTTCGTCGCCCAGCCGCTGCAATCGTAGTCAAAATTCACCATTTTGATTTCTCCTTTCTTTTAAGATTCATTTACCATCTGCTCCACAGCCTCTCGCCCTCTTGCGGCGGGGTCACTGCCAATCTGTGCCGCCTGTCCCGCGTTGGGAGAAAGATTCTTGTTCAGCAGCTGGTCTGCCTTGGGGTCTTTCGAGGGTTTCATTCCGATGACCTGACGGAACTCATTCGACGTCATGATCTCGTTACGGGTAAACTTATCTGCCATCTCTGCCACCATCGAGACGGGTGCCAGCTTGAACGGGTCGCGGAAGTACATGATGCTCTGCTTAGCCTTGAGGTCTTCGCGGCTCAGGAACTTCCGCTTCAGTTCGTCCACCACAGCCGCCACAAGGGGCTCGATGACTCGGTTCTCGTAATTGGTCATGACAGTGTCGTCCGCTGTGCCGTTCATGATCTCCGGTGTCAGCCCCAGCTGGCTGTAAGCCATGTTGGTCAGATACTCGATGCTTTTCAGCAGGTTGTTCTCGAGGCTCCGGTTCAGCTGGGTGATATGCTCCGTGGCGTCGATGTAGCCGATGCCGTATCGGCTGCCCGCCAGCTGCTCTTCCAGTGTCTTCCGCCGCTCCTGCGCCTGTTCTTTCCGGGCAGGGCTTTTCACGGTGTAGGGCAGCTGGATGATAAGGTCGAGTTTTCCGCTTCCGGCCTGCTCGTCCACGGCGTCCATGATGCGCAGCTTGCGGATGAGCCGCTGGACGGTGCTGTTGGGCTCGTTCATGACAGAGTAGAAGGGGTTCTCCACGATAGCCGCCCGCTCTTTCGGCAGGATAACTTCTTCCTTCTGCCCGGTCCTGTCGTTGTAAAGCTCCACCCGCACATCGTCCGGGTACCACTCCTTCACCTTGCCCACCCGCATAGACCGGATCTCTGTCTCCCCCGTCACCGGGTCCTCGTCGATGTCCACCGGCACGATGGCGATGACGCCTTCGTCCAGCAGGGAGAGATAGATGTCGTACCGCAGAGCCCTGCCCGTCTGGTCCTTGTTGGCCGAAAGGTTCAGGCATGAATTAAGGCCCGAGTCCAACACCGCATCGAAGCGGTCGTTTTTGTCGAGCCTTACGTGGTTTATGGTGATAGCTGTGGCGTCCTGCGCCATCCGGGCGTAAATTGCCGTCAGGATGGTGCGGTCGGTCGTCCGGTTCAGCCTTGGTCGGTCGGGCCGGTAGCTGTAGCCCCCTCCGTACACCCGGGGAGGGTCCCGGTTCAGAAATGCGTTCCAGGCGTGTTTCAGCCTAGAGCCAAAGGTATTAGGCATCTTTATCCTTTCTATTGCAGGGCGAGAAATTAGTGCAGCATCCAAACAGCTATTTCTGGTCGTCTTTCTTCTGCTGGTCCTGCTTTGCAGCACTGCCGTTCACCACAGCATTCGCCAGTTCAGGGTTGCACAGCACATCCGAAACAAATTTCTTCGCGCCGTAGCTCATCATACCCGCCGTTGCCTTGGTCAGCACCTGCTTTCCGGCGTCCGATATGACCTGCTTCACAAAGCTCTTGCCGCCGTACACGTCGTTCCGCAGCTGCTTTACGTCCTTCTGGAGCTGCAAGCGCTCCTTCTCGGCCTTCAGCTCCTTGTTGGGGTCGTCGGCCCGGATGTTGGTCTGCCCCTGTAAGTCGCGGTACTGCTTTTCCATCTGCAGCCGGTTGATGCGCGCCCGCAACTCCTCATCGGAGTAATCCTCGGCTTTCTTGCCCGAGCGCTTCGGCGCATACTCCACCTGTTCGGCGTCCTCGCCTGCATTCCCGTCTCCGCTGTAGTGCTTCTTCCCGGCCGCCGTCAGGGTGCCGTTCTTGTTCTGGTATCGCCGCACACCCCACTTCATGCCCTTGATGCCCCAGTGGTACAGCTCATCTTTGTATCCCTGCACGTTGCCATCACCTCACTTTCCCTGCAATGTCAGCTTCCGCGCACTGCCCTTCCCAAACAGCCCGTGCTCCATGAATTTCCAGTAGTCCATTTTGATTTCTCACCTGCCTTCACTTCAAACTGATTGCATGGGCGATATGATCCCACCAGTCACCTCTCATATATAACCTCACTCAAATGCATCCCGGTTCAGCTTCCACGCCACGTAGGCATCCATCAGCGCTGCCACGGCGTCGATCTTCTTGTCGTGCCGCTGCTTATAGAGCTTCCGGTTCCCGTTGGTGTCCTCCAGCGTGATGCAGTTGCCCATGGCAAACTCCATCAGTGCCTCGTCGAACAGTAGCTTTCTCTGTTCGCTCAGCTTCTTCAGTTCACCCAGCGGTACGCTCTCCGTCCTTGCGCCCTGAATGACCTTCTCGATGCCAAAAGGGCCGTTCTCCTGCGCCCACCGCTCCACGAATTCCTTCGCGTTGTAGGGGTCATAGCCAAAGGCCCGCACGTCGTACTCGCTCTGCAGGATGTAGGCGTCGAGATCGTCGTAAACCTGCATCATGTCCAGCACAGTCCCGTCGAACACCTGCAAAGTGCCTTCGTTCATGAACTCCTCGTACTTCTGCCGCATTGCCAGCGGAAGCTGTGATAGAGTGTAGCTGGTGATGTAATCCCGCGTTTTCACCCCGAAATATCCGTTCTCCAGCGGGAACAGGAAGATAAACGAGCAGAAATCGTCGCCCAGCGAAAGGTCAGCGCCCATGGCGCAAGGCATCTGCCAGAAGTCCCGGTGTCGGTGCCGCAGGGTCTCCTCATAAGTAAAGAAGTAGGTGTAGCCTTCCATCGGCAGGTTGAAGCGCTTGGCCAGAATATCATTCCGTGCGCCGGGCGAGTTTTCCGCGCGCTCCACATCCAGCTGGTAAGTCTCGTAGCTCACAGTCTGCCCGAGGTTCGGGTTCGCCTTCAGCCACATTTCCGGCTTGCCTACTTCGTCGATAGAGTCCAGCTTGTAGTAAAAGATGGAGACATGCGGGTTGATATACTCGCCCTTCAGGATCTCCATCAACTCCATTTTGATGGTGTCGCCGCAGCCGTTTCGGACAGTACCCTCTGAGCTTGCCGCCACGATGATATAATCTTCGTTCTTGGCTGCGCCCTGCTCGATGGCGCCGATGGGGTCTTCCCGGATGTCGCAGGAGAGCCATTCGTCCACGGTCGCCACACGGTCGCGCCGGCCCTGTAATTTCTCGATGGTCATGGGGCGTATCTCCAGCAGCGAGCCCGTCAGGAAATTCTCGATTCCCTTCTTGGTGGAGGCCATCTTCACCCGGTCGCTCTTCGCACCCGTGGTGTTCTGGATGCTGCCCATGGTCATGAACTTAAAAACAGGCCCTCTCGCCCGCGCCAGTGCTGTCCGGAACGGCGAGAGGACTTCTTCTGCCTGTTTCATGGTGGGGGCAGTCGTCACCTGCTGGGTTGTACTCTTGTCCACCGTCATAAAGTAGGCCTGTAAGCACTCCAGATACATGGTCTTTGCGGCCGCACGGGTGATGATGAGATACTGCTTGGTGATGAGCCGCTTCTTGATACGCTTGCGCTCGTAGTGTCCCCCATGTCCGCCGGGCTCCGGCACGTACACGCTCCGCTCCACAAAGTAGTACCAGCCGAAGATCTCCTCTGCCCAGAGCTTGAAGCTGTCCAGCAGTTTCAGATCACTGCCGTCGGTCAGCGTCAGCTCCCTCTCGCAGAACTTGATAAAGCCGTTGACGGCCTTGTCGTCATAGTAAACGCCCGGGTTTGCGATGAGGTCGTCGATCCGGTTCATTTCCATTGAAATTTCCCGGCAGACAGGTATCTCGCCCCGCATCACGGCCTCCCGGAACCGGCCGTAGTAGATGGGCGTGGCCGTGTTCGAGAGTGCCATAATTTTATTCTCCTAAGTCCTATTCATTGCAGGTTCGTGCCGTACCGCAGCGAAAATGAGGTTTTCATCAAGGTCCATTATAATAAGGTAGCGCTGTCACAGTGTCTCGCTTTGTAATATGGCTTTTTCGGATTGTCGAAGCACTCCTTCGAGTTCGGGCATTTCCATGACCTGAAGTTAGCGCAGGTCCGGCAGAGACTGTAAGCGTCCGTCATGTTCCAGTTCACCGTTTCAGACGCCCATAGACGCATCGCTTCCTGTATATCATGCATATCGTTTTTTATCCCTGTCTCCCTCATAGGGTGTGCTCACACGTTCCGTTTCACCGCAGCAGGAGTCCTCGCCGATCTCCGTTATGACTCCGCTTTATCAAACTCGATGTTCAGCCGGAACTCCATTTCTGCAACGGTATTTTTTAGCGCCTCCATAGCTGTCGAGCTCTGCGGCGGGTCGAACACGAGCCTTACCTTTGCGCCCATGTAGGACGCGATGGCCTTCGCCCGCTCGTCTCCGGGCAGAAAGTCGTCCCACACGGCACTTGCGTCCACGATGCCAAAGCCCTTCTCCGGCCCGACTCCCAGCTGCTGCAGCACCAGAAATACCGCGTTGATGTGCATGATGATGTCCGCATCAAACGCCGTGTAGCTCTCCGCTATCCCCAGCAGCTTCTTCACGCTTGTCAGAATCGAATTCATTTTGATTCCTCCTCGGCATCGCTGTCGCCACCCATAATGTAGCTCATCATGGCATAATACCAGTCCTTCTGAGCCCTCGCCAGCAGTTCCAGTTCGGCCAGATGGTGGGGCGCGCCGTCCTTCCCCATGGCCGCTTCTTTCTGTGCAGCAGCTTCAACAATCTCGGTCAGCTTCTGGTGATCAATGGTGTCCAGCCCTGATTTCAGAGCACTGTGGTTCTCCACGCTGTCCGGGGTGATCTTCATCCCATCAAGCGTAATATCCCCAGCCCGTGTTGCCCGCACCTGCTGCCCATCCACATTTGTCGCCAGAGCATCGTCAAAGTCGAAGCCTCTGTTCTGCGGTACAGCCGTATAGCCCTGCTGGAGCCCGGCTTCCGCAATACCCACATTCGCCCATAGCAATGCCTCGTCCAGCTTGGTCAGTGCCAGGCTTCTCGCGCGGCTCGGTGCAAGGTGTTGAAGCATTGCCTCTGCCTCTTCCAGCTTCCGCCGCAGAAGGACACTGCATTCCGCTTCCCGTTCATCAAACTTTTTTCTCGCGTACATCTTATCACTCCATAACCTGTTCCCAGTCGTCGCAGCAGGTCACGTTCAGCATCATGCCAATATCTTTGACCTTGCGAAAGTTGACCTCTTCGCCGTTTTCCGTGTGGATCAGAAGCTCCGTGCCGGAAATATGCCAGTAGGCGTCCTTCCAGCCCCGCCGTTTCACTTTGTGTCCCTGCTTCATGGTAAGCCAAGCCGTCGTCCAGTTCATCCTATTTCCTCCAAGGGCAGGTGTCCCCTGCTGTTCTCTCACCATCCGGCATCTTCGGCCCGTCCCCGGTGCCGTAATGGATGGCCTTGTGTGTCGCATCCGACACACTGATAACATTCTCCGGGTCGAACAGTGCTTCCCGGTGCTCGAGAATATCCTCTTTCGTCAGAGGGTTGATGTGGTGTATCGTAATTCGCGCCCGGCTCACCTTTCCTCCGCTGGCTGTGATGTCTGCGATAGGATGGTCTTTGCACCCGAGGTCACAGCCTCCGTCCCGCACGATGATCCTGTCCCGGAACTGCCGCCACTCCTTCGAGCGGTAAAAATCCTGGTTCAGGTATCGGTCAAACCCGAAGATGTCCTTTCCCACCGTCCCGTAAAGCTGCAAATACTTCAGCCTCTCCTCGAATGTCCCACATCGGCACATTTCGCTGTAGCTTTTCATTTTAGTGTCCTCATGAGTTCGTACACCAGTAATGTCATGCCATGTAGGTCCGCCCCACAAAGTGCAATCCAACTCAAGGTATTATCCGGTTTCTTCCCCAGCCATACCGCCAGCAGAAAGGCCGCAAAACATGCAAGGAAGCTCGACAACAGTATCCTCTCGAACTCTGTCATAGAGCCGCCTCTTTCTCAGATGTACCCATGGTCCATTGCAAATGCACCCGCAATCAGGAATGTAACTGTCATAAGAAACACGGCCCACACCATATTGTCCTGTTTCTCATTCACGCCGCCGTATTCACCGAACCAGAACACCTCTCCAAACAACGCCGGGACTGCCACGACCCAAAGCATCCGGAACACCTCAGCACTCATACTCTTCTCCTTCGCCATCATCCTCGCCGGAATACACTTTCATGGCCTTGAGCACTTCCAGGTACAGCTCCTCGTTGTCCTTTGCTGCATTGATGGCCTCAGTCTTAGCCCGCAGGAGCTTGTTCTCTTCCTCGAGCTTCTGCTTTTCCAGCATCGTCTTACTCGTCGCCAGCTTCAGGAAGTGGGTGGTCTCTGCAGAAGAGGCTGTTCCTTCCCGTATCCGCTTTTCCACCAAGTCCATTGCCAGAGAAATCATCTGGTTTTCTCGTGCTTCCGGAGTCAGTGCCGGCCTCATTGCGGGCAGGTCAGCGCCGGAAGTTTTTCTTGCGCCCATTTCCGGCACCATCCTTTCTGTAAAATTCTGTCAAATATTGTTCGCGTTCTCATCCGCCAGATTTTGGTTTACCCGCCATTGCTGGCGTTTTTTTTGTTTTTTGCAAAGTTTGCCATGAATAACTTCATGACAAAAATAAAAGGCTTTTCTAAGGGTTCACGGGTATGTCAGAGCAAAGCAGTAACTCGACACAAAAGGAGGAAATGATTTTGGGAAAGTTCTATTGGAGGTTGAACGATCATGAAAACGTATCCATACCCGTACCACAAAGGTATAATAAGGGAGTGTACCCGTGAACCCTTAGAAAAACCGCCGAAGCCCGGTCTACTCCCCAGACCTCGGCAAGTTTGCTCTATAAAATATCAATGGAGGCCAATACCAGGCATGAAAGCCCAAATATCAATTTTCCCTCCGGAGAAATATCAAAGACCGGCGCGATTTGAGAGGGGGTGTTGATTTTGCGACCCCCTCCCTATCCCCTTACGCGCTTTGCGCAAGGGTCGTGTCGTCTTCGACCTCCATCTTGAGCTTCTTGTAGATGTTGAGCGGGTCATTGGCGATGATTTTGTCAATAGCCTGCTCAATTTCGTATGCGTTCTCCGCATCCGTCAGCTGGTCAGAGGTATAGGCCACCCGCATCAGCAGACCGCAGGAGTTGTAGCCCTTATCCATATCGAAACGATACCAGTCGTCGAACTGGCTGTAGGGATTATAAGGGTTATCGGTCGTTGTTAAAAAGCATCGAATCATAGTTCAAAGCCTTCCTTACTTATTCAGAGCACTGTAAACAGTGGACTCGGGAACACCACAAGCTTTGGCAATTTCGTTATAGGTATACCCGTTGGCGAGCATCGCTTTTGCTTTGGCCATCTTCGCGTTGGTTATCACAGTAGCAGTCTTCGGCATTGCTCGCTTAACAATTTCGTCCGACTTAGAAGCATTAAGAATCTTTGTCAACTTGGAATCCGAAATTGCACCTTTCTGCACAGCTTCCCATTCGCGGTCTGTGAACACAATGCGCGTCTTGCTTCCGCTTGCGCCGATTGAATCACGCGCACGCTGCATCTCAACGGAAGAGATCTTCTTGATTTCCTTCTTGTCAAGCTTAGGATCAAGGTCCAGAGCCTGAATCTTTGCCTTAATGTTCGCGTTTGCTATCACCATGGCGCGACGCTCTTTCGGCTTGTTAGCAATGACAGACTCAAGCTTCGCGTTGATGGAATCAACTTCCGCGCGATACTCTTTGGCAGCCGCAGGGCTGTAAACCAAGCCCTTCATGTTAGCAGCTTCTTTCCGAGCCTTCCGTGCAAGTGCTTTCAGCTCGTTCGAGAAATCTGCATACAGATTCTCCTGCGGCGTACCGGAAGAGAGGGTGCGCGCATCGGGCGTCATGGAAATAAGACTTACCTTCTGCTGTGCATCAACAAACTCGCCTTTCTTCTTATCGAAATACCGGCGGCCAGACTCTTTGTAGATAAGCTCACCAGTTTCCTTATCAATGCGGGCACTGCCCTTACGTTCGGGGACATATACGGTCTGCTTACGGCGAGACAGCAGTGTAGATGCACCACCAAAGTGTTCATTGCCGTCCTCATCCACACGGATCTGCCACTTTTTCTTCAGTTCCTGAATACCATTCTCCCGCTCAGACCGCTTGTAATCCAGCTTGTGTTTTTCTGCATCGATGACAACCATCGAATGCTTGACTGCACGAGCAATCTCCTTTTCATCTGCACCGCGGAGTGTCATATCCGTGATGAGGTTAGAGATGATGCCCATCTCTTTCTGCTTTTCTTCCTTCTTCATCAGGCGTACACCATTCGGGTTGCCTTCCGGGACAGCATAAGCAGTCTTTGGGTCAAAGTCTTTCAGGTCTCTCAGTGCAGCTGTCGCTTTGACAGCCACCTTGCTGGAAATGGGGATAGCAACGACAGTATCACCATCGAAATCTGCACCAGACAGGCGCTCTGCAACTTTGGAGTTGATACCGATGGCATCCTGAATATTGCCGAAGTTCCGCTTGCCACTGACATTCTTGTTGTTGACCGTGACGATAGGAATCTCGAAAGTGCCCGCATGAGGATAGCGAATCAGCGCAAGCTGAGTGCCATTCTCATAGGTTGGGCAGTAGCACTCTTTCTCGCTGATTTTGGTCAGCGGCAGGATGACCTTGGTAGACTGACCCGGGAAAGACGAAGCCTTCAACGTCATTGAGTTCCCCTCGCAGGTATCTGCAAAATCAATCAGCAGTTTCTTCTTGATAGTCGGGTTGTCATAGTTCATGATCTCTTCGTACTCAGCCTTGCGGTCAGCCAGAGTAAGATTGAGTTGCTGCTTGATAAGCTTGATGGGCTGCTTCGAGAGGAACTGCGAAGACAAATTTTTTGCCATCGTGTCCCACTCACCTTCCTCACGGAGCTTATTGATGGGAGAAAGGTGCTTCTTCCCGTCGGCACCAATGTACTCGCTTTGTCCAGCCGCAGTAAGAGCTGCACCAAAGGGATTGTCCGGGTCGTCCTTGATGGGCTTGAGCACCTTCATCTTGGGCGTGCCAGAGGGTTTGTTCGTATTGAAAATGACATCATATCCATCAGGCACATCGTCAGAATAAACAGCCATACCCTTGAGGTAGTGACTGTTATCCACCATGATGCGGACCTGCGCATAGTGGCTGTTGCCAAGGCTCAGGTCATCCACGCCGCGGCGAATCTCGATAACACCATCCTTGTCCAGACCGCCTTCGTCACCGTAGCGAATCGCAACACGGTCGGAACTCATGCTGGACGGACGCTGGAGCTTCTGGAATGTCTCACCACCATCATCCGAGTGGTAGTCACCCAAAGACTGAATGTCACCCTGATGCTCATACGCATACTTCTGGTTGTACTCGGGCTTTGCCAAAACAGTAACATTCGTCTGCTGGTTGATGTTGGTTGGCTGACGAATACCAACGCCGTAGCGCTGATAACCATACTCAGCCTCGAGGATGTAGATGGCCTCGTCAAGCTTACCTTCGGAGACGCCAAGAACCAGATTTGTGCCTTCAGACACGTCAATCATGCCCTTTTTATCGACTTCCGCCTTCAGCGTCTCGGCGATTTTCTGAGCCTGATTTGCCTTCTCGCCGATACCGTTGTTGTACATGGAGCGAACAGTAGACTCAGAAAGGCCTAATTTCGCGCCGATTTCAGTCCACTTCAGATTGTCCTGCTTCAGAGCGCGAATCTGGTCGTACTGGAGCGCTTTCCGCTCATGAAGAGCCTTCTGCTGAGCAACTCGGAACTCGGTCGTTCCCATCTTGTACTCGTCGGGCAGCGTTGCGTTGATCTGTTCGAGAATCTCTTTCTCGGTGAACTTGCCGGTCTTCTTCAGCTCCTCCACACGGGAAAGAAAATCACCAGAACGCTGGTAAGGATTCTCACCAGAGCCCCAAGGATAGCGGCCGGAGTGGCGCTTGGTACCGTAGTGTTCGAGGCTGTCGGTCTCGTCGTCCACATCATAAAAGAATTTGATGTCTTTTTCAATCGGATTCATGCTGCTTCTCCTAACTTCAATTCCGTAATGATTTTATCGAACTCGATGATTTTGTCCATGATAGGCTTGATTTCAGCCTCGGTCGGGTTGACCGTAAAGACATCATCGTTCTGATAAATGCGATTCTCGATTTGGATGTCCTGCGGATGTACGCGGTACTCCAGACAGAAAAGCGCATCATAAATAAAGAGCTGCTCCATATGTGCAGGAACGGCTCCGGTCTTGAGGTCGTGGATTCGCAGTAAGTTGTTCTTAAAAGTGATAGAATCTGCCGTTCCGAAGCAGTTGCCCGAATAATAGAGCACCTGTTCCGGTGTCATACGGAAGCCGATAGCATCGTTGACGTAGGCGTTGAGCGTCTTTTTGCTTTTCGGCAGCTTCTGACCAAGAGCAATACACTCTGCCGCAAATGCGTGCAGTCTTGTGCCATTTTCCTTGGCCTGATAGCTGGCATAGGTCTCGGCAAGGCGTGCAGCATCATAGTTTATCCAATGATACTTACTCGCACCCAGAAAGGCGTGCAGACCTACGAGCTTGGAATGATCGTTCCAGTTCATTCAGTATCTCCTCCTTGTTCTCCGGGTAGATGAAAGCAGCATAACTCATCTCGTTCATCTTTTCTACATAGTAGTCCTGATTTGGGCGATGAGATGCTCTTGCTGACTTCTTGCCTTCCAGTGCGGCCCATGTGTCTTCGTACAGAACCACGAGGTCAGGAATACCCTGTATCTCGTTAGGGTCTGCGTGGAGCACAATGCAGCCGGGAAAGCGAGACTTCAGCTCTTTCACCAAGCCGGTCTTGAATGTGTTTTCTAACATGTCAACCTCCAAAATAAAAAAAGAGTAGAGCACGTCTGAGACGCATTCTACTCCTCCTCATAAAAGAGGCAGATTTTTTTGCGTGAATTTTTCACGCGAGATGGGTTTTGGACAAAAAGAAAAGCCCTTACGCAAATCACGTAAGGGCCAAGAAAATATGTTATCTGCTAGATGAGATTGAAAAATTTCAGGTCGTAGTTCGGCGCACCTGCCTCGAACATCATGTGGCCAGTTGCATCGGGCATATACTTATACTCGCCGAAATCCTCATGGGGTGCAAGATTGTGTGCCATATAGCTCTCAGGACGGATAGGCCTTGAAAATTCACTGCTGTTCCGAGTAGTCTTGCACTTGGGGCAGTACCACTCCTCGTGTGCTTCTTCGACCAGCGGTGTGCCGCATTCGCAAATCGGAGCTTTGGTATGTACCTCAGCGAACTTGTCGGCGTAGCAATGTACTTCGTTTCCGAAGCTATCGGTGGTTACCCATTCTTCAATCCCGGCGTCATTGATAAAGGACTTCTCATAGTCTTTCATTGTTTTCACCTCTCGAAAAGTGTGGTCATCGGTAGTTTTTACTATATGCTCATTGGCAAGTTTATGCAAGTCTACATTATGGACAGGATGTGAATTTTCCGTGTCGTGGCCAAAAGCCCACTTTTTATCGTTAGTTATTATATTATTTTATTAAAAAATTTATTAAATTGAAGAAAAAAGTGGGTTTTTGGGCTTTTTGTATATTTTTAACGTATTTACGTTAAATTTTGTGGCCAAAAATATTTTCAAAAGTGGGCAGAAAGTGGGCTTTTGGGCATTTTACCGTCAAAAAGCACCAAAATGCTCCAATATTGACGCGATAAAAATCATTCCAATACCGCCAATCAGCAGTATTCCAGAAACTAATAGTGCCTGTTTGTCTTTCTTCTCTTCAAACTCCATCTTCTTCAGCTCGAGCTCCTTGGCGTCCTTAGACTCCTGAATCCGTGCTTCATCCACGAATCGGCGCGTCTCCTGATAGTCATCGAGCCGCACTTTCGTCCCGCAATACTCACAGAACATAAAGTCGCGGTTCTCATCTTTAACCGTAAGCTCGCCGCCACAGTTAGGACATTTTACTGTTCGTGCCATCACCAGCACCTCCTCATCGTTGAATCAAGAATACCATTGAAGTGTTGAAACGTCAAGGATTTTAGGGCGGAAGAGACCACTTTATATTATTTTTGAATTTTATCATGATAACACCTTTCATTCTTTGTTTTCATGTGGTACACTTGATTTATCGCCCCTATCGAGTGAAAGGAGTCCATATGTCCGATTTACCGGCAGTTCAATCCATAAAAATAGCTGACATTTTACTTTCTTATAGCGATCTGATTGATAAAACTGGCTTATCCACAATAAGTGCAAACATGGCCAACCAGTATCTTGAAAAGTACCCAAGGCCTCAGAAGGCAGCAAGTCACCTCATCAGTGCTTTTATACTTCAAATCGTTCTTCTAGGAGTGCCTTCAAGCTTTCCGGATACGCCTGATTATACTTCAGTTAAAAAGACAGCTGCTGCTGCAAGTGTTTTGCTGCAAATTCTAATGAGTCTTTCTGTAGCCTATATTGCAGGGTTTGAGCCGTCAGACCATGAGGTTCAAGTATTCATCATGTCTAAGAGTACCATTGCTTTGGCCGCAAAAGCTTTTCAACCGTATGCGGTCGAGTTTGGAAATCACATGGCTGAACATTTAATTGACAGCATTCCTCGAGAGACTATCAATTCAATAAACAATGCTGCTGGGTATCGAGCAGTTACAAAATATGGCGAAACCGGAACGATCAATTTGAGCGACTTGGAATGGCTTGGTGGACTAGCAGCGGGTGCTATTGTGGATTTAAGTTCATCAACTTTTATTGGCTGTCGTACATATCATACGTTTTTCAAGAAACTTACACCTCCCGCTAGAGCGATTCATTCTTCAGAAATCGCGGATGTTACAAATTCCGAATCCCCCACAAAATCAAAAACAACACATAGACAGTAGCAGGATACTTTACAGTCAAAAAAGCACCAACAAGTATTCCGCCATATTCCACAGCGTTTTTCCAGCTAATTTTCTTTTCCATAATAATTTCTCCTTTACTTCTTATCCTAGAATAGAAAAACAAAGAGCCGCAGATTTCTCCACGGCTCAGTGCTTTACTCCATATCTTCTCTCAACAACAGCCATCCCGCCGCAGCATACAAAAAGCTCTTGACCGAAACCGACCCATAGTAGACATTTCCCATGACCTCGCACAAGTTTCGCTTTGCCGTCTCATCCGTGCGATAAGCCGCAAAATCCACGACCCTACGTATCGCTCGGTCGATAGAGTTGTATGATTGCCCATGCCGCTTACTCAGGCTGATGAAAATATCCGTCTGGTTGATTTTCCTGCCCTTCCGAACGTACTCCATCGACTGCTCCAACGTCTCGCCAAGCAGTTCAAAGCCGGTCATTTTGTCCGGAATGCCAAGCCAAAGAAGAAATTCCCGAGTGGAATCGTTCATTCTTTCACCATACTCCCCTTCCGCGTCTTCACAAGAAAATCATACGTTTTCTGCTGCATCGTAATCACCTTCTTTCAATATAAAGCAAAAGATGCTAGCGCCAATATAGCACCTACGCACAATATTGCTTCAGTAATATCTTTCTCAAGTTTTACCCCGTAACGACTCCCGAAATAGAAGACTTGACAAGCGAACCCAATAGTGAATAAGACCTTATGCATCAGCTTTCACCATGTACTTTCTACACTTAGGTTTTCATAACGGCATTCGCTGCATGAACCAGATATGTGGTACCGTCAATCGTGATTTGCAGCTGATCGCCTTCGTAGTCAGTCCAGTTGTCCACTTTGCCTTGAACAATAGTTCCATCGGGCAACTTAATCTGTGCCCAGGAATAGGTAAATGTCGTATCAAACACCCTATAGTTTCCACAACTGCATAACCCGAGGCAGCCAACGAGCATCATCACACATGCAACGACGCAAATAATACGATTTTTCATAGTTAATCACCTCAACCAAATATCATGTAAATCAAAAGCAAGAACCATCCTGTATATCTGATGATTCTCTGTTTTTCTTTGCCGATGATCTCAGCAAAAGACATTCCGATTGCAATAGCTTGTAAAATAATGCTTGCGAGTAGCACAATTCGCATCACTTCACCATACTCCCCTTCCGCGTCTGGTCATCAGCCGGCCAGAACGTATAAATATCATCGAACACCACCGGAATCTTCTTCTGAACCTCCAGCAACAGCAGACACATCAGCTCACGCATCTGGGGATGAGCCGCCACAGGAGTACGCAGCTTGAAAATATTGCGCCACTCACGGTAGTTGGCCGTCACCACGATCTCGGTCTTCAAGCACAGCGGCAGCACACAACGGGCCTGTTCAGGACGCATACCGTTAGCGATGAGTGTCCTATAGCTTTCTTCGGCCTCGTCGCAAGCCCGATACCACGCATTATTGATTTGATAGTCTGTTTCGAGCTTTTTCATTTCCACATCAGAAGTGGCCTCCTTGATTGCGTTTTCTTTAGGCTCATCAGGAATATAAAACGGCCGAACAAACGTCAGTTCCCCGCCAAACTTCTCTTTCGAGTAGTTGCAGTACCGGGTGCTCTCCTGTGCGAAGCTCGCAATGCGGTGCCGCACCAGCTCATTGGCCACGCCACGGTCGCACGTAAACAGCACGCTCAGCTGAGAATGCTCCAGCATAGCCTCATGCCCCTGCTTCACCAGAAAGCCCACCAGTTTCTTTGCCGACTCACCATCCGGCGTGATCTTGTCCTCGCTCTTGTAGCAGACCCGGGCCACCCGCTCGATCTGCTGCAGTTCTTTGATGCCGCCCTCAGAAATATCGGTGAGGATTTCGTATTTGGGTTCAACGATTTTCATATGTTAGCAATCCTTTCTCTTTCGGGATCTCGCAAAATAGAATCCCAGTCTCTAATAAGTTTCCGTAAGCCATGATCATCTGCTATTGGGCTCATCGTTTCTTCATCATATTGCACTATGACACTGCCTGCTTTATCGCATCCAAATCCGCAATTCCGGCACTGAATCTTATACTTGATTTCCAGGCTTGTCCCAGTGGTCGCTGTTCCGTATACAGTTGGCCTCACTTTTGAATAGCATACCGGACAACATCTCATAAAAGATCCTCCCGCTTCAACTTACACTCCCAGTTCCCGCAGATGTCGCAACAGGCATATTTCTTGGCAAATTTCATACCCTTTTCAATGGCCTCCTGCTTGTCGGTTGCCCTGACTTCAAAGCTCTGATGCCCACCGCCATTGTCTGTGCAGGAAAAAATAAAGGTGTGTTTTTTCATATCATCCACCTCACAGCAGAATCCGAAACAAAATGAACCAGATCAGTTTCAGCGTAAACACAATTATCAGCAGCCATGCACAGATAGCCATGGTCAGGGCCAGCATACGTCCGAAGAATGTGCCAATCTTATCCCAAACATCATTCATCCTTATCAACCCTTTCGAGACCTGTAAAATATCCAATGCCAATATGACCACCATCGCAATAATGAATTGGGCGGAACGCCATCAGACCGGCCAGATTGTTCTTCGCATCTTCGGGATTACAGTAGGGACTCCCATCGTTAAATTCCCTCTCGCAAAATCGGCACTTGTAAGTCGGATAATAAAATGTCTTCACCCCACACACCTCCTCGCTGCATCCAAACGGCTTTCCGCAGCGTTCAACTCAAAGATAGCCGCCGTGATAAATGCCGGGTCGCAGTTCTCAAAGTGATTCCTAGCAATTTCCAATTCTTGTAGAGGGTTACAATATTTATGAATTGCGCCAATTTGAGCTTCACATTCTGGGATTCCCAACCAACGAGCCCATTCTTCTGTTGGAGATTTAATTCCGAGAAGCCATTTGATTGGTTTCGTCCAGAATATCTTGATAAACTCAACGATTTTGCGCAGCATTTCTACACCTCCACATCTTTGTGACCTGCCGAGCCGTGAGCCAGCCCTCAACATCATCATGGCCAAGTAGCTGTGCGCCCATCACCTCGATAAGCCCCTGCTCAAAGCCATAGGAACCCCAACCCCAAATGCCATCCCAGATACGATTTCCAGCAGCATCATATGCAGTGATTTGCTCACCACCATCGTGTCGTCCGCCCGGAAGATACTCCTGACAGTTCGGTCTGTCCATCTCTGGCCAACGACGTACATAAGTATGCGGAACCTTAGCGTGCTTCAGCAGAATATCCAGCTTCTGCATCTCGGTCATGTGGTTCCAAACCCGGATTTTCCAGGTTTTCTTAGACATGTTTCTCATTTCTGCATTTCCTTTCGTCAGCCTCCATGGTCTTTGCAATTTTATGCTGAATATAAAGCACACAGCCAGCCTGACTATCACACCCGAATGAAGCCAATAGCCCAGCAATAGCATTCAAAGAGTTCAAATCCTCTTCAGCAAATATCATTTAGCGTTCACCGTTCCTCCTGATACTCTACAATTTTGGTCACTTCACTCTGAACCCGGCGTAAGAGATCACACGCACCCAAGCAACCGCATTCCCTCAATGCCTCAGCGATGTCGCCCAAACTGTCCATGTCGGTTCTTGTGAGATTAACTTGAGGAATAACTTCAATGTTCTCCTCTGCGATAAATGGGGTATAGTCCCCACAATGGCAGCATTTGATGTTCATACGTTGCATACAAGCATCTCCTTCAATGATAAAAATAAAGAGCCGCAGATTTCTCCACGGCTCAATGCCTTAATGATTAGTTCGTATTATCGTTCCATAAAATCTTTATCTACTAAGTCATATTCCACATCATGGTCATTGGAATTGCCAATAAATACCGAAAACGCCTTATCAAGGTCTGTAAAGTCACACACTGCAATTTCATTCTTGATGAATGCAGGTGAGCCAACCAAAGCCTCGCACATACGGTCACGAAATTTAGCCATTTCCTCATGATTCTTGCATTTGATGTTCAGAACAATCATAGTTCGTACCTCCAAAATATAATTTTGAGACTAATCATCTCATAAAGGAGTCTGTTATTTTCGCGTCTTCTCCTCAAACTTCACCGGTTTCTTGCTACCCTCCCGCGCACACTCCGTAAGGCACTCATTGCAAGGCTCGTCCGTCTCCAGCACCTTGAAATTCACGCACTTCGGGCAGTAGGTCGCATAGTCCACTTCGCGCATCCAGTCATTCATCAGGTTCCACCACCTTTGCAACGATTGCCGCTCTATGACAATGCGGACATATCGTGATGGCATAGCTCTTATCACCATCATCTTTATAGCGGTCTCGGCTCCATACCGATGTCGGCAAGCCAAAATGGGCACCGCATCTACCGCAAACTACTGGAATCAGAGGTTCACGGGCAATTCCACTATCTTCCGAGTTTTCCGATTTTAGCTTACTAAAAAACCTATCATCCAACTCCGGGTGCGTCACCCGCTGGTTCAGAGCCCACAGCAAGTTCCAACAGGCAGCACGCAGGTGATCCTCATCGTCCATGCCGACCATGTACTTGGCCAGATGTCGTGCAGCACTGTCCAGAAGCGAATGCAGCGGGATACCCTTATCCACGTTGTGCTCGCCGTACTTCAATGCGCCCTCCTCGCAGTGCTTGCTGACTTCCATGATGCCATACCAAGGCAGAAGGTCCATCCGCCCCTTCCCTGCATGCATGTCGCGTTTGGCACCGGTTTCAAATTCGGTGCGGTCTCCAGAATCTTTAATCATTTGTTTTGCCCTCCAATATTGGACTAATCATGTCTTGTGTTACAAACGAAAAATCGTCATCTTCTATTTCTAAATTCCACATGTTGATGATTAGAAGCAATGCCGCATCATCATCAAAAATACGTGCAAGTTTATCTTCTCCCATTTTCTTGAGTCTGAAAGCAATTTGCTTGCTCTGCCTTGCGAAATGACATCTTGGATGGAATAACTGTTCAGGACTTCTTATTGTTTGTCGAGCCTTTCTGCGGTTCACCGATCCTATGACCGCATATTTAACCTTATCATCCAGCAAATATCCAAAGATTGTACCATCATACCGAATCTCGATGTGATGCCAAATCGCAGACAATGGACTTTCAGGATTCGGAGTATACACTAATGTATCCTGCGTAACTCCCAACTTTTTCTTAAAGTGGTTACTTAAAAGAATCTTGTTAATCTTTTTCCGAGTCTTTTTCGATATGTTTCTCATTAGCAGAACCTCCTGATTCTTCCCTGCATAACCTTGTTAGGAATATTCAGCCACCGGATTTTGCACTTGTCCTTGTAGTCAGGACGCAGCTTCTGTAGAATCATCTTCAATGGCTGCCTTGGCCGCGTCATGCAAATATCAAGGACTTCCTGCTGCCGGCTTTCGTCGGAATTGACAAGCCTACTCAACATACTCTTGATTTCTTCAAACAAGTCCATAAGATGAGCCGTCACTTTCTCGCACCATTCCGCAATCGCGTTTAAGGCATCTGCAAGTTGCTCATAGAACGTCGCAGTACGCCTCAAAGAATCATAAATATCATGCTCCATAAAATTTCCTTTCGTTAAACGCTTTCTTTGAGTTCAGCGCCCTTGAAATAGCGAGGTCGATTCCTGCTCGGGACTTTAAGTGGTAATACCAGAGATCCTTATATGGCGTATTCAGTCTGTCGATTCGCCCCGCGGCCTGCTCCATAATCTTATAGGAGTAGTTCTGGCTGTAGAATATAATGGTGTCCGTCTTGATGCAGTTCCAGCCCTCTGCCCCGGCGTTGTACTGCACGAGATAAACCCACCTGTCGCCGTCAGGAATTGGCTGGTGTTTATGACCATTCCACTGAGCAACCTCAACCCCTGTGCCGTAGTTCAACCCGAGTAGAATATCCAGCTCGTAGTCGAAATTGTAGAATATAATCACTCTTGGCCTCGTCATGCAAATATCAAGGACTTCCTGCTGCCGACTCCAATCCGAGTTGACCAGTTTACGCAACGAATAGCAAAACTCGCTGGCCGTTTCGATGGGCTTGTCCTCCCACGGATTCCAGCGATTCTTGCAGAGTTGCAAATACTTCGGCTTATCGTAGTCTACGAAAATATTCTCATGATGGGATACTGTGGACCGTTCAAAGTCCATGTCAACCAGAATCCGTTCCCGCAGCCGTATCAGTCGCTGTGTGTTCAAATATCTGTCGATCTTCGGATATTTGGAAAAGCGGCTGTAGACCACATGCTGGTTGTTAAACTCAGTCCGATTTCGGAAGAAACCATTTGCGATGAACACAGGAATATAATCTGTCCAGCAGTCCCCTGGCGTAGCGCTCAGAAGAATCCACTCATTTTCCTTTGTAATTTTCAGGAAAGACTTGACCCATTTACCACTGCCAACGACTCTCTGTTCATCAAATATAACAAACGCATTCTTCACACCTATGTACTTTTCGATGTTATTCCAGGAATCCACCGTTACACTGTGCTCGTAAATATCAAGCTCTGGATCGGTACTCATGTAGAAATGAGCCAACTCTTCGTCCCACTCACCCGTATCCCGTTTCCGGGCAGTCGTGATGATATAAAGATCCGGGGGCTCTGCCATCCTTGCATATTCTTTTGTGTTTATTTGTCCGCCATAGAGTCTGTAGTAGAACGCCAAACTCGTTCTCGATTTTCCGCTTCCTACGCCTCCGCATAAGATGCATCCGATTTTCATACGGTTGATCGCATCTAATTGATAGTCGTAGAGCGTTACACCTGCCATCAGGTCGCTCACCTCATTTCCAACGTCACATAAATGGCACTTTTATTGCAGTGATTCTCGTAGGCCAGAAGCGAGATCGTCGCCTCTTCCTCATCTTCGCCCTCCCCTCTGACGGTATAAGCAAAGAGCTCTTTCCGGTTCTTCCTGAACACCTTCCAGAGTTCTTTTTTCTTAGTAAAGTCCGTGCTTTTTGCAGTAGGACATATATTGCAAGCCTTATCTATTCTGTGAAGTCCGCCCATAAATATCACACCTCCTCAAAATGAGCAGGAGTTCGTGTAGTAAACCAGGTTGTAATTCAGCGGATGGTTGTTCCAGTCGCAGTTCTGCTCGTAATCAGCAAGCTCATCACGCTCGCCGAGTTCGCGGCAAATATCATCGTTGTGCTCATAGAACCATTCCAGCGGAAGATCGAACTTGTCGCACAGTTCCGGAATATCAAAGACCCAGCTGCCGCAGTTGGTGTTCTGCATACCCTCCGAAACCATGTAATCGACGATCTCTTTTACTTTTTCTCTGCTCATAATCCTTACTCCTTCTATTGTTCAAATATCAGGCTCTTTGGCCCGGTTGCGAGTCATGCGGGAATCGAACCCACCGTACAGCCCATGCTAATGACTCAAATAAAAGAGCCCCAGATTTCTCCAGGGCTCTCATGTGCTTATTCTTCAGGTGTACAATAATCAATGTCGAGATGCACTTTACCTTCACTATCCGTGTAGGTGACGAACTTTCTCGGCTGATGGAACATCTTCTCGTACTTCTCGACGAACTCCGGCAAAAGCTCACCGAAATCATCCTCCGTGAGGCCTACAATCAGGAATGTTCCAACGATAATATCAATGGGGATACCATAAGGGCCGTCGAGCGTCCGGTTGAGTTTCTCCATGCAATCATCATGCAGCTTTCCTTCTTCGTTGCAAATCAATGCCACCTCATCGTCCCACGGGTAAACAGCCTGAATCGGGCCTTTCACCTCTTTCTGGAGCGATTCCAGAGAACAGTCAATGTCGATCACTTCAGGGTAATGCTTTGGGCGAACCCTCAGAACTTTCATACTGTCAACCTCCCAAATTGCACATCAAAAATATAAATCGAGCTGTTTCCTTAGAGCCGCCATTTGCGACGTGGGTACTCACCGGCTGGAGCATTGGACCAAGGACCGACCCTGGCACTCGAAAATATCATTGATTAGTAACCGAAGCAGCTATACTTACGAGCCTCTTTTGTCCGTGCTTCGACGACATCCCGAGCCACATAGTTCAGGTTGATGGTGTAACTGGGAATGCCGTAAGCCTTTGCGGCCTGGTTCTCGATTGCGCAACCATGGTACGCTTTCTCTTCATCATATACGCCGATGAAGTAATCGGCCTCCGACAGCATCTTGATGCTTTCGCCGAGATACCAAAGTGCCTGGTTCGTGCCACTCGGAGGATCAGGAATATAGGTCTGGATAACATCCAGTTCTTCTCCAAAGACGGCCTCTGCAATGTTGTGCATCTGCATCATGGTCCCACGGATCTGGGCTTCGGTACGGTCTTTCATAGGGCAGCTGATAAACAGTTTCTTCATATGCTTCACCTCAGAACGGAATTTCGGTGGGGGTCGCTCGGCTCTGCCATGTCTGCTTCAGGAGCCGCAAACCGGGCATAGCGCTCTGCATACGGATCAGAGTCAGCATCCTGCTCTACGTACATGACATCGGCATACAGGCTGAACTCTCCCGGGTTGTTGCGCTTCTCTACGAGGTTGCACAGGCAGTTGACGTTCTTGACGCGGATGTAATCCAGCTGACCGACCATGTCGATGTCACAGAGCAGCTTTTTGCCGGTGGTGGTCACCCAGTAGACGTGCGGAGGCCACTTGGACTCCATGTTGACATTGACCGGAACGAAATAGGTCGGCAGAAACGGCTCATCATAGGTCTTTTCTGGATTCGGACGGGTCTGCTTGACCGTTACGCCCATGTCCATCAGATGATGCGCCATGTCTTCGGTCAGAACCAGATTGACCCGGCGCTTGTTGGAGCCGAAGCGGTCGCGGCTGGGGTCGCCGCTGAAGTTGGTAGTAAAGATGAAGCGAGTATTCTCGATAGATACCTTCTGGCGTTTGTTAATCATAAATATCAGTTTCCTTTTTATCTTACATCAAAATTCTGTGCAGCTTCGTCCTGCACATCGTCCCACGGAATATCAGGCTTCTGCCAAGGCGGTTCACCCAAATCATTGGAAGCGAACTGCTCGAAGTCACCATACTCGGAAATGGCCTCGACAGCTTTCGTCGCCATCTTATCAAAATAAGACCGGTCGATAGTCTCTTCCAGATGCAGGTTATAGACCATCTCGCTTTCCAGCCAGCGATAATCCTTCGCGCCAGTAACAGAGTCGTATTTGGCCTCACCATTGTCTTTGACGCCTGCTTCTCTCACAAGCAGTGCGCCGCCGCATCCGGGTTTCATAGGGCAGAACTGGCCAACGCGCCCGACAAAAATATAATTGTGCTCTCCTTCGGCCAAGTCCTCGTTTTTGTCGAGGTAGATAGCGCCCTTCGACACCGATTTGGTCTCACAGAGGTCGTTGAACACAATATCTTCGTGAGAGAAGAGTGTCTTAAACACATACGGAACCTGAAACTGAGTACCGGTGGCTGTCCACTCTCCGCCTTCCTTCTCGTTATCTCCCGGCACGTATCCATACCGAGCCTTGCAGTCAGCTGCGTCCATATACCTTGCAATGTAGACCGCATTGTTCACGAGGCACATCTTCTCGTAGGTAGCCTCATGCTCAAACTGGTAGCCGTACTTCTCTGCAAACTTCATGCAGAAGTCAATGATCTCCGGCGTAGCACCGGGGATCTTGATGGAGTCGGTCTTGATGTGTGCCACCGTGAAACCACGCTGCTGCACCTCATCCTGCAGAGTGCGCATAAACAAAGCGCCGCGCAGGGCGACAATGTTGTTCGCGTTCTTCGGATTACGAAACGGGTTATCGAAAGTCGCGCTTGTCAACCCGTACACCGAGTTGATGGCGATCTTCAGCGCCTGCGCCAATGCTTTCGCCTGCGCAGGGTCGTCCAGATACTTGGCCAGTTTCCCACCAAAGAGCTTCTTGGCCTTATCATACTCCTTATGTTTGACATAGATACGTACATCCATAAGGTCATTGAAGTTCTTGGTGTACTCACCAAAGTAGTTCATGGCGACCGCCGAGTGTGGATGAAGTGATGCCACATCCAGTAGCGCGACATTCCAGTACATACCAGGTTCGGCATAGACATAGCCGCCCAAGCCAAGGTCTGTTCCACGGAACATGTTGTGCATCCGGCCATCGTCGCCTTTGGTCCACTCGTAACCCGGGAAGGAATTGATGATGTTTTTGGACACCAAAATATCAGGCTCAACCTCGGTCAAAGCGTCCTGTTCTCCGGTCGCAAGGTCGGTGTAAACCAGTTTCGGGTGCTTTTCCTTGCCAAAGATGATGCGCGTGGTCAATGTGTTGGTCGTGTCGTTGACCGTCATTCCAGCAATATCTGCCAGAATCTCCCGGGCTACAAAGTCTGCATGACGTGCGTTGAACACGGCTTCTGTTGCCAGAACGTCATTGTCGCAGTATTCCGCGACCTTGTCCCAAAGGCTTTTCGGCACGGGCTGATCCCACGGTAAGCCAAGCTCCTGATGGTGGATGCCTAGCTCGATTTCAAACTTCTTCAGGCTCTGCTTTTTGGCAGAGAAGTCGTAAATATCCGTGTAGGACAGGTTATACGCCTCACCGAAGAAACCGGTATGTTCGTTGATGATACGGTTCGACAGCGCATAGAGCTGCTCCGTCGTCCACCCCAGCATACAAGCCCAAAGCATATGATTGTCGTACTTGCGGTTATTAAAGCCGACGAGCCGGTAGTTTGTCAGTGCTTCGACCTCGCTGGCGGTAGGATTCACCATGCGATGAACCGGCTTATCCTCGCCTGCCAGTTTCCAGTTGATGAGGAAAAGGTTCGGAAAAACCTCACAATCAAAGAACGCGATAGGGGGCTCCAAAATATCAGTCTCGCTCTTTGCTTCCTCTTTGGACTTGAAATGCATCTTTGCCACCGTCTTGACACAAATATCAGCCTGATTCGTGCTGCTTGCGGCAAAGAGCAGGATAGCATTGCGCATATCGTCCACGTCATAGACCACATTGCCCTCGTATGCCTCCTCCATAACATGGGCAATAAAATCCACATTCGGCTTCGTGTAGGGGCTGATTTCCTTGGCAAGTGCCTTTTTGATCAGTATCCTCAGATGCCTTTCGTTCTGGACCTGCTTTGCATCGACCATTTTTTCTCCCTTCAACGGCAGACCACTGCTGATGGAAGCCACCGAAATATCATTGCATTTCGACAGCTTTCTCCGCAGTGAAGATTTCCCGGTAAATACTTTGACTTCGATGTTTTCGTCGTAAATGCGGCTGAGCTTTGTAACATCGCCCGTGTAAATATAATGCAGATGGATTCCCGCACCGGATTTACTCAGCTCCGCATAAGTCCGGGGCCATTTGGATGCAGCTTTAAGATTTTTCTCAAAGCATTTCTTTCCATCCGGTCCCGGAATATCAAAGTCGATGACGATATGCTCCTGCGGAATCCGCACGTAATGAAGCCTCGACGTATCAAGGTCGGACAGCGTCGTGCGGACATCTTCCCATTTATCGATCGGGGTTCCGTTCTCATTGGCATATTGTGCAGGGCATCCCGCGCAAATATCATCCAGAAGCGAGTGTTGCTCTTTGAACTCGACCCATGATGAAGCAGGCGGCTCAGATATTCCCTCTTCCGCAGGTTTTGGGTCTGCAAACTCAGGGAACTTGTCCACCTTGAAACCACTGTAGTAGCTCCGAACGCGCTCCCCGTTCACATCGGCTTCCCTTTCCTTGTAATCGGAGAAGTAATTCATCAGCTCCTCACGGAATGCTCTGCGCGAATACGGATATTGGACATTCGTTTCGGCGTTGTAGTCCTTGTACATGGCCCACGCACGCTTCAGCGATACACCGTCTTCCTTCTTAAAAATATAAAAGGAGTCCAGCATAAAGTTGTAGAAGTCGTTGGACGCTCCCAGCATCCGGGTCGGGATGTAATCGTCGTACTGGCGCGGGTTTGCCTCATAAACCTCCTTGCAGTGCCATGCGATGCCGCCAAGTTCAAAGTTCACCTTGTGGACAAGGTCAAGATACTTCTTAGCAGGCAGCTTGTTACCGGTTGGCGTCACGTCGATGAGTCTTCGGATAAGGCCCGATTTTGCATCGGTTATCTTAACTGCCTTGTTGGTGCCAAGGAAAAGGAAGCAGTTGAACCTCGTGGGATATTGACTTTTGAACTTCTCATTGACCAGCATCGTCTCGTGGGAGACCAGCGAGTTCAGCCGGGTGTTGTCCTCGATGCGGGAAAGGTCACCGTCGTGCTGGATGGAAACAAGTGGATTCGACTTAAACGCCTCCAGCGCGAATGCATTGGAGGATGAACCCAGCGCCCTCGAGTCGAACACGCCGCAGTAGCCCTCGAAAAGCTTCTGGACGATGTTCAGCACCGTAGATTTACCGCTTCCCGGGTCACCATACAGCACAATGAACTTTTGGACTTCCTTCGAGGCACCATTCACAACTGCACCGATAGCCCATTCCAGCTTTTCGCGTTCCTCCGGAGAATATAAAACGCCCATGAGTTCGTCATAGGCGTTTATACTTCCGGGTTCCAGCGGATACGGCAGACGCTTCGAGGCGTAACTTTCCTTTTTGACCGGAGTGTTGGAAAATATCAATACCTCATCCAGCGGATGGAAGTTATCCCGCATCTGCCTCTGACAGTATTTGTGCCAGTTGTCGATCATGCCGGACTCCGCATCCCACATATAAAGTACATGAAACCCGTTGTTATGGGTCTTCTGGTACTCATCTGCATAGATTCGCAGCTCCCGGTCGATGGTTCGGATGACGTCCTGCTCGTCCGTACTCCAAAGCCCCCGCTCTTCCATCCAAATGGCGTAGAAGTCAGAGCCACGTATCATCAAATCGTTCGGCTTACCGACGATGAACTTCGGATAAATCTCCGTTACGCCCCGCTTTCCCGGGCGGGTGTCGATTTTGAAGAAATCGCTCATGATGAATCGATTTCCTCCTTTCTGTGAGATTTATTCCGGCTTCTTCGTAATGCTGGCCTTGCCGTCGCAGCAAATATCGTTTTCAGGCACAGTCGGAGAGTCATTCTCTTCCTCGCCGTGCTGGTCATAGTTGTGGTGCATCATAGCAAGCTCTGCTTCCGTGTTGCGTGCTTTTGCCTCCGCTTTCTTAAGCTTCTCGTCGCTCTCGCCAAGCATCCTGCAGGCAGTAAAGCCAAACCAGAGAAGCCCCGCGATGAGGATATTCTTCCGCAGCAGCTTGCCGCGCTGCTTCCGGATGGTCGTCTCCGCCATCTCAAGAGCCGACTTGGTGGTCGCCAGTTCGTACATGACATTCATCATTTCCATTGTTCATTTTCCTCCAGTAATTCAGGTCGGTAAATATCAGCCGACCAATGTGCTCCATGTTTCGGCACGATGTGACTCGCATCAAAACTCTTTCATCATCAACAAATTGTTCAATAACCCCTTCCATCGGGATGCAGATTTTCGACACATAAACGTCAGGTTTCATTTTCTGCCAACCAGCCCATCAGCTGATACCAAATATCAATCTGGCGCATGTCCTCTTTCGGATGCATCAGCGTGAAAAGTCCACCGGCACCGTTGGGCTGATATTCCCGAGCATTGAATCGGTCCAGCACACTCTGCGCCCGCTCCTCGTTGAAGCGGGTGTCGTCCATAGCCACGAGCCCAAGGCTCACGACCATATTCCAGAACCACTGTCCCACCCGGTTTCCGGATGCAGCATCTTCCAGAATATGCTCCTCGATGCGGATGGACAGTGCCACCATCATCTCAAGCATGCTGCACGGAATACCGGCGAAAGCGTCCTGAACGTCCTGATACACGATATTTTGCGTCTGAGCAAACCGGTATCGCAGGTCGAGGCCGTCTTCTGCGCGAGCCCCATCCAGCTCACAAGACGGGGTAAAGTTCTGGTTGTATAAGAAAGTGAGCAGTCTGTGGAACGAAAGCCCCCTCGGCTCCCAGTCTCCACAGACCCGCTCATAAAGCCAGTCAAAATATCGACCGGCAATGTCTGTGTATATCATTCGTCCTCCTCATCCGGGTGTAGGTCACAGAAGCTCTGGTTCACCTGCAGGATCTCATAATCCTTGTGATAGTTGTGGTTTCGGACATGGATGGTGCTCGGCATGAACTCGCCGAAGTGCTTCAAGGCCTCATCGCCGATGGTTCTGGAAATATCATCCTCGTCCATCGGCTCGTCTTCACCGTCGAATACCAGCTTGCCATCTGCGTAGAAGCTAAGAAAGCTGGTCTCATAATTCTCATCTGCGCCAAACTCATCCGGCTCGATGATCTCGATGGCATGCTCCGGCTTCCGAATATCTTCCGGGTCGCTCTCGGTGCGGTAAGGCCCCATCGCCAGCTCAAAGCCCTTCTGGTTTGCCTTTTTCTCGACCTCTTCGTCGAGATTGGCTTCCCGCTTTTCCCAGTGTGCCTTCAAGTCCTGCACCTCCTTCCTGTATTTTTCGTCGTAAGCACGCCGCATCACAGCGTGCATAAAGTAAGCTCCGGCTGCAAAGCCAGCGCCAAAGAGCAAAATATCATGCATTGCGTTCTTCATCGGGTTCTCCTTTTACGGTCATCAGGGTGAATGCCAGCCCGCCAAAGAAAAGGGAGACGCTCATCAGAACGCCTCCCACAACATGGCGCTTGCGCTGGGTGTCAGTCAGATAGTCCAGAAACAGGAACACGTTTTCCAAACTGTCCATAGCAAATATCCTTTCACTCAGCAAGAACAGCCAGACCGGAAGCAAAGCACACCCCGGCCATGACTGCGAATACATAAGAGAGTCTCTTTGCGATCCTTGCCATAGCTATCCCTCCAAAATATCAGTCTCAGATCTTGTCAATGATGGGTCCGTCGCAGTTGAAGTGGAGCATCACAGAACGCTCGTCGCCGTTGATAAAGTCGTTCAGAGCTTCATTGCCCGGCACATAACAGTCCGTACCAAGGCTGACGCAGTTCTGCTTCGTCTCGTCCTTCGGGTCATAGATCCAGCCCGCGACCTGACCGACCGCCGTCCGGTGGCAGCCCTTGCCGTAGGGGTCCAGCATATCGATGACTTCGTTCAGGAACAGATGGCCGTTGGTTCTGAGCCGACGGTTTGCCGCGCTCTCCACATTCCGGATGGTCATGGCGTTCATCATGGAGTCCTTCTCCCAGAGGCTGCAGCTCTCGTCAAATATCATGGAATACGGGTCATTCACATCCCGTGCGACATCCGCATACTCCCTGATGACCTCCTCGGTGCCATCGTCCTTCTTTTCCTTGGACTCCACTTCCACAGCCTTGATGTTGTGCTCCAGCTCGTGCTGCACACGGTCGCCGAAGCGCTCCGTAACACGGCCTTTGTACTCGTTGAACGCCTTGTCGATGGCGATGTAGGCCGCAGTCAGACTTGCATTCCGCTTGCGCATAATGTGATGAGAGCCGAACATGCAGGCCAGCGAGATACCGCCCAGCGTCACCGCAGGGGCATAGACCTTTGCCAGACATACGGCTGTGTGGACATAAGTGGCAGTAATATCTTTTTTCATATCATCTGCTGTGTAGGTCTCACCATCTTTCAGCTGCATTTCGCCGCTGTCCACCTGTGCTTTGGTAGTGTGGATAGTCTCGACCTGAGCGTTGTGCTCTGCGATGATCTCTTCCGCCTTGAGCGTTGCCTTGCAGGCCAGAACAGCCGCCGTCACGCCGCCGATGGCCGCACCCACGATCATAATGGTGGGGCCGGCTTTCTTGAGCTTGAACTTGCCCTTTGCCAGCATCTGGGTCGCCTTGAGCATCATTTCTTCTTTTTTCATAAAATATCAGTCCTTTCTGTTAAGTAAGAGGCACCGGTTTCGGGAACTCGATGCTGTACCCGCCGGGGACGTTCTTGATGTATGCACTGGTCAAGTCCTTCCAGCCATACTTGTTATCGGTAAAATTGCAGGTCATGCCCGCAAGGTCGTAGAGGTCGCCAATGGACACCTGTCCGTATTCCCGGATGGCCTCCCACATCTGGTCGAGGATTTCTTCCATGTCCGCCCGGGAGTCTGAAATCAGGTTCTGCCAGTTCGGGATGACCCGCTGGTTCGCCGGCTGACTCCGGTTGGGGTTGGCGTAATAGCGGTCATAGCTGTTGCTGGAGCCGCGCACATAGTTCGAACTCTGCGAGCGGGATTTGTCCTCGCCAAATATCGCAAGGCTCAGTGCCGAGCTGAAAATGCTCCAGATGCCGTTCTTGAGCATCGGGATGGCATAGTCGTTGATGATGCGCTCCTTCACAGTGGCAAGGTCTTCTGCGAGAAACGCGCTTGCCACCTTCTGAATATCAGTCTGCTGGCGTACCGTGACTTTGCCGGTCGTCACCTTTTCCAGCTTTTTCTTCGGCTGCTGTCCGGGGGTCTGGTTCAGGCTGCTCGTGGGCATATCGATTTTTGCCATGTTGTCGTCCTTTCAAAATAAAAAGTAAGAGCTGCAGATTTCTCTACAGCTCTCGCTTTATCTGACATTAGTTCTCCTCTTCACAAGTTTCCTCGTCAGAAGTCACATCCTTCGACTCCACGTCGATGACCTCGTTCTTGTTCGCCTTCTTGCTGGCCATCTTCTCCTTGATGTGCTTGAAACCCTTCTTTGCAGCAGGGATACCATACTTCACACCAGCGCCGATGAGCAGCGCAGCACCAACACCGATCTTGACGATCTTGCCAAGATCGAGGTTTGCATTGCTCTCACAGCCGCAGTCCGAAGTATAGCCCTCCGCCTCAGCAGGGACCAAGTTCTCAACAGGAGCGTTCTCCATCATAGAAGTCTCGTTCTCCATAGTCACGTTGTTCATTTCGTCCATTTTTGTTACCTCTTTCTTATAAATAAGTTTATAATGTCGGAGTATTACCTCCATAAGACACGCTGATTTTTTCGCGCCGGGGTCTCAAAATATCAATACCCCAGCCATTTCGGAGGTGTGTTGTAGTCCAGTACCAGACAAGGCATCCCCTCTTCGTCCACACGAGAACCGTAGAACGTATCCACCATCATGCAACTCTGGGTGTCCCAGCCCAGCAGGTCACCGTTCTTGCAGTGCTCCATGCCGAGGTAGTCGTACAGGTCGTTCTCCGTAACGCTCAAATCGCTGAGAAGCTGCTTGTTCAGGCCGTTCAGCGCCTTCTCAATGGCGTTCCGCGTCGTCCAGAAGTATTTCCCGGACAGGCTCTCCCAGCATTTCACCTTCTTGTCGTAGGACGCATCATCCGGTGCGAGGTTCTTTGCAGTCGGGATCTCATCCGGTTCCGGACACTTTGCCATCTTTTCCAGCGTGACCGCCTCTTTGATTTCCTGTGCTTTGTCCTCGCCGATGGTCGCAGCCACCTTGTCCTGATAGCTCCGCAGAGCCGTCTCCGACATGGTGTAAGCCGCTGCCAGCGCAGCATTTCTCCGGTCATTAACGCTGCTTGCTCCGATGATGCACCCAGTCGAGACTGCCATAGAGATAGCAGTAGGAATGTACACCGGTGCCGCCGTCTTCACGATGGTCTTGGCATCCAGTTTCTCGACGCCCAGCTCTTTCTTCTTCTCGTCCAGCAGGATCATCGCCTTGGGCGTTGCGGTGATTGCAAAGCCGACCGCCGTAAACGCGCCTGCAATGCCTAAGCCCAGCAAGATCTTCGAGCTGTTCCGACTGAGGGTCCTCCTCGCCGTTTTGGTCAGTGCTTTCAAGTTCATGGTTTAGTCCTCCTTCTTCTTATTCATCGAATCGATTGCCTCGATGCAATCGTCAAGCTGGTCATTGAGGCCCTGCATGAAAATCATTTTCGTGATAAACCCATCGCGGGCAATCTTATGATCGATGTACAGCTTGATGTCCTCATTGCCTGCTTTCTTTCCAACCACAAAAAGGCTTTTTGCAGCGCCTACGCCTTCGCCATAAGCTCTGCCAAGCACCCATACCAGACTGCCGCCAATCAATGCACCTACGATCCCGTTAATAATGTTCATGTTCATGCCTCCAAAATATCAATGAATTTATAAAAGAAAGAGCCGTAGATTTCTCTACAGCTCTCGCCTTTTCAGATGTGTCCGTGCTGCTTCAAATTCTCGAAGCGATTTTCTGTTTCACACTGACTTGTCAGCTCTCCGGAGATGGTGTCATAGATGTATTCGTATGTCCGGATCGGCAGGGTCAGCACATACCGCATCGTGCCATCCAGCACGTGCAGCAGTCTCCTGCCGAAGTCCTTCCATAACTTCATCATAGCATCATCCACCTGAGCGTAATAGTTGCGATTATACATAATTCAAATCTCCTTTATCTGTTCAGTTTGGATCTTCTTCCATAAAGCAGACTGAATTTTTCGCGTCAGTTCGTGCTGTTCTTCTCTGCCAGCTGACGCTGTACTTCTTCCTGCACCATGCCGCGCAGTTCGTCCTCGCTCTTCTGGTCCTCGATCAGGTCATGCCCGAAGCCCAGCAGTGCGCTTCCTGCCAGCAGTGCGATGCTTGCCACTCTCCACCAGTTGATTTTATGCATGATAGGTATCCTCCGTATAATCGAGATAGTTTTCTACAGGGTCAAGCGCCGGTGCCAGATAATAGCACTCCAACCCGTCGTCGGTCATCTGCTTGTCGTACTCAAAATCCATCCAGTAGGCGTCCCAGTCATATACCAACTGGTCAAGACACCACCCCATCTGGTCGCCTTCGGGTGTTATGGTCAGTTCGTCGGCGCAGAGATAATTGCACCACTCGTTTACCGAGATGCAGCCGTTCGTGGCCAGCTCCCGGTTAAAGTAATAAGACGCCTCGATGACCCGTGACATCGTGGCATGAAAATATCTTTTTGAGGCGGGCTCATAGAACAGCCGGATAACATCGCCGTCCTTGTCTCGCTGGACATCTTCAGCTTTCGTTTCTTTTGCTGCCTCCATCCGCAGCTTTTCCTCTTCCTCCACACCGATGCGCTCCGCCACCTGCCTGCGGTACTCCTGATAGCTCTTGCCCAGCGCCACATAGGCCGCGCTCAGGCTTGCGATTTCTTTCCGGCTCAGCATGTTCGAGCCGATAATGCACCCGATCGTGCCTGCGCCTAACACCGCCGCCGGAATATAAAAATGCCAGCAGTCCTTGACCTTTTCTTTCATGCCGTACTCGGGCACATCCTTGTTCAGCTCCACCAGCTTTTCGGCTTTGATGGTCGCCTTGCCCGTTTCGATGGCCGTCGCCACAACACCTACGGATGCCGCCACCGCCAGAATAGTCCCACCGTGCTTTCGCAGGAATTTCGCGCACGTTTTTGTCAGTTTCATTGTTCAACCTCCATTTTGAAAAATAAAAGAGCCTACGATTTCTCGTAAGCCCTTCTTTGATTAGTACTCGCTCTCTTTCATATGTTCAATAATTGCCTTTTGTGCAAAATTAAAGACCTTCTGATTGCGCTTGCAATACTTTTTGTAAAACACGTCATTAAGTGCATCTGCTGCCTGAGCATTTTCGGATTCTATCAAATCCCCCATGCGCATGCATAACACAGAGTACCTATTGTATCCACCGCATAACGAATTGCAATACAGCCAATCATCGCCATAACCAGTTTCTTCATAATTATTAAACCTCCAAAATATAATTCTGAGACTGACCATCTCATAAAGCGCACTGAAAATTTCGCGTCACAGCACCCCGGCATTCTTCAAAATGGTGTTGAGCTGAGCCTTCGTTACGTCGGCGTCCAATTCCAGATGCACATGTACCTTCTGTTCCTTGTCCAGCCAGTTTGCCTGAATGTCCTTCAGTTCCACCTCTACGCCCGGCATCTGCTTTTTCAGCGCCTTGTTGATGATCTGCGAGATGATGCGGCGCATAAAGCTCGAGCGGATGATCATAATGTCCTCCATTATTTTGCCTCAACTTTCATATAATTCTCAGTCCCAACCATCAAATAAATATCTTGCAGAAGGTCATATGCTTTCTGAATCTCTGTACGCTCCTTTTGATAATAGTGCTCGCCAGACCAATCGGAAGCAATCACATTTCCAAGGTGGGTGATAGTTTTCTTCAATTTTGCCTGTATTGCCGTGTCGTCTTCTGCAAGATATAGTTCTTGTACAACAGCCTGAATTCTTTTATAGTTTTCTTTATGCTCTGACACGCTATAAATAATAAAAGCGGCCGTATCTTCGTAAAGTAGATCGAGTGCAAAGTACAATTCTACTTGATTTTTAAGTGTCATGTTCAACCTCCATTTTGAAAAAAAAAAGATAAGAGGGCGTGTATCTATCAGATATTATCTTCCAGATTGCTCTCTTGCATCTTCTTCAACATTTCCTTTTCAGCCTTGTAGTCCGTCCACTTCTCGTAAGCAACGCATGCTCCGATGACTGCTGCATACAGTCCCAGCATCGCGCCGCTCCACTTAAAGCTGTCGCCCCAAGTAATCGGTTTGTTCATAAAGTTCTTAATAGCTTTCATCATAGGTTTTTCTCCTTTCAATGTAAGCCCTCTTACCTCCATAAAGCAGGCTGATTTTTTCGCGCCGGACAAAAAGAAAGAGCCTATGTTTCCATAAGCTCTTCCCGAGATAAAGCCGATGTTACGTCGTTTGCCGGTCTATCGTAAAAATATCAGTCTTTCGACGGCCGGAAAATCTGTACGAACAGCCACATCACGAGTGCAACAGCGCACCCGATCAGGAATGTCGTAATGATCTGCCCGACCGAAATCGTATAGTTCCAAATTTTCTTAAAAATAGATTCGTTCATAATACGTTCTCCTTTATTTCGGGCTTTATCCCATAATACAAGGAGATTTTTTCGCGTTTCTTGTCTTGGTCAAAGTGCGTCTTCGTAAGTACCTTTGTTGATCTTGTCCCTGATATAAGCTAATCTTATTGCGTTTATTCTTTGTTTTTCCATGGCCAGCCAGGCAAGGTAGTCATTGGTTTCAAGCTCCGTCGTATCGTGAGCTTCATTATTGTGCTCGCACATAATATTTCATCCTTTCTCAAATTAAGCTTCTGTCAAACACGGTCTCCCACCGTTCTTTCTTGAGCGGTTTCATCCGCAGCGCCCACATGAGCTGTCGGACAGTGACCGTCGGAAAATACCCGTGCGAGTCCTTCTTCTTTGCGTGAGCATCAAAATACTCCTTGAATCCGATGCGCAGATAAATTTTGTCGGTCAGCCACGGGTCGATAGGCCCCCAGTAGGTCACTTTGGTTTCCTCGTTGTAGCGCTGTTGGATGACGCATAGTCCCTTGCCCCGTTCCATGTAAAGGGTCGAAACACGGTAGACCGGATGGTCGCAGCGGTATACCTTGCCATAGTAGTTCGTCCAGATGTCGGGCGGTTCTTCATGGTATCTCATAAAAATAAAAGAGAGCCCGAAGCTTTCGCCTCAGACTCTCCAGTCCTCCTTACTTTCTAAATATATTCTGCATCAAAGTTCTTGACCCATCCTTGAATGTCGGCGACAGCGGAATGTGTCCTTCTTCCTCGTTGAACCATCCGTTCACCTGGTTCCATACGAATAAGCCGCCCATGATGAGCGTTCCGGCAATGCCGCCCACGGTCTTCAGAATTTCGATCCTGCGGTCAGAGTCAGCCTTCTGCACGTCGGCTTCCGCCTGATGCCACTTCAGCTGCAGTTCGTCTTCCTTCGCAGTTTTGCTGTTCTCTTCCGCAGTCTCGTTCATCTGCATCTCGTGGAGCTTTGCCAGGCTGTTCACCGCAGCGGCATACTCCTCAGAACCGGGCTTCATCGTTTTCAGCGATTCCATCCCACTTTCCAAAGTCTCGTTCAATAATGTTTTGTTTTCCATTTTGATCTTCTCCTTTATCTGTAAATTCGGAGTTTCCTCCGTTAAACGGACTGTTTTTCTCGCGTCTCCAGCGGTTTCACTTTCAGCACCACATATTCGGAGCTTTCCAGATATTCTATGGATGTCGTCAGGTCGAGAAAAATATAAGGCTGTTCGTTCTCGTCTCCGGGGGCGATCATCAAGTTCCCGACCGCGTTCCTGCCGTGTACGCACTTCCACCCGACCGAAACACCGAACAGAAAGCCAAGCACGATAAATATCAATGCAAGCAGGTAAACCAGATACACCATTTTGATTTTCTCCTTTGTAATATTCTGCACCGCCTTTTGGGCGAATGCGTGATGAAAAAAATAAAGAGCTGCAGATTTCTCCACAGCTCTCGTCGGCTCAGATGTCGTTGCGAATCAGAAATAATTCTCCTCTGTTGCAAGCAGCTCGTACCAGACCACTGGCCCGGATCAGGTTTATCGCGTTCGTGTAAGATGCCTGTGCTGTCGAGGCATTCGCATACTCGCCTGTACCAATGTACATAACTTTCTGGTCGCTCTCGATAAACACACGTATCTTATCCATCGCGTTCACATAACCGCGGTCGTAAGTAGCCTTTACTCTCTTGTAATGTTTCATCGTAAAAATCTCCTTTCGTTCTTCGGAAGACATCTTCTTCCATAAAAGAAGCGGAGTTTTTCGCGTCTAACTTAGAATAGAAAAAAGAAAGAGTCCGAGTTTCCCCGGACCCATCTCTGGTCGAATGTTTTATCGTACGCCCATGTAGTAATCAGTAATGAGCTCGAGTTCGTTGCGCTCCACCTCAGGGTAAGAGACGCTCATCGTCTCGTTAAAGCCCTTCTCGATAGAATTCATCATTTCCTCGAAACCCTTAATAATATACTTAAACATAGCAGTTACCTCCTATTATTAACATTTTCTTCCATAAAGGAGGCTGATTTTTTCGCGCCTGCGCAAAAAGAAAAGAATGGGATTTGGACCCATGACCTCCGCAGTTAAGCGGCGCTCTCCCATGCTGAGCTATCTTCTCCATAATATGCCATGAATTTTTCGCGCCTGCGCAAAAAGAAAGAGCCGCTGATCTCTCAGCAGCTCCCGCTCTTTAGTGTCTTCTCTTTGTTCTCTGTCTCACCTCTTCCGTTTTTGCGCCAATGAGGCCGATTGCCTTCACCAGCAGTACAATGATCAGAATTGCGATAATCAGACTAAACATAAGTATCTACCACCTTTCATAAAGGCGGCTGAAATTTTCGCGTCCTGATAAAAAAATAAAGAGCCGCAGATTTCTCCACGGCTCTCGCCTTTCACCAAACGATGTAAGTTGTCATCTTGGTTACACAATCAATAATACCTGCCACTTTCAGCAGTTCGAAATCCCGTGCAACTCCGCGCAGGTCGTAATTTTCGAGTGCGAGCTGATAGTCGCATTTCTTATGCTTTTCATCACCGTAGCAGCCAAGCTTGTTCACCAGCGAATCAATGATTCGCGAGTCAACATCGCAGTTTCTGCTGATGATTTCCTTCATAAGAGTGCGGCGATCCGTCATATCGTCAACGCCCTTCACATCAATATACATATGGTTTTTCTTTGCTTTCAACATAGTAAAATCTCCTTTACATAATCAATTTTCGTGAACTTTCGTCCATAAAGGAGCCTGAATTTTTCGCGTCACTGGCGTTCGATGCTCAAAAGCCAGAAGAACTTGCGGTAGAAGTCGTAGTACATCTGGGAGCCGCACGGACATCCCCTTGCACTAAGACTCTTGTAGGACAGTCCTTCCGTTACACCTTTCCGGATGTATGTTTGGAGTGCCGGTTCCATTTTGTCAATGCAGCGGTCAATGAGTTCAATGTGCTGCGAATAGTACGCTCTCAGCATTCCTTCTCGTGCAGTCGGGTCAGATGGTACGTTGCTCTTTACGATGCCGCCCATATCTCCCTCCTGCGCTCGCCAGCCATTCAGCCTCGCCAGCGCCCGTTTCCAGTCGTTGTATTGGAAACAGAAGTTCTTGAGTTCCAGGTATCGATACTTCGGCAGACAGTAGGGATTCTTTCTGGAGAGTTCCGGTTTCTCGTGTTTCAT